TTGGCTCCCCGTTGTGGGCAAGCTGCGAACCGCCACCGCGATCATCCGACGGCCAGCGCGCGCCGACTTGGTGCTGCGCCTGGCGGCCTGAGCCCCGGGCCCCTGCGCCCCCCTGCGCCTGTCCGCGGCTGCGGCGTGCAATTGCTGCGTCGCCGCCTGCGCGCGGCTCGCCTGCGGGGATCCTCATGCCGGAACAGCACGTCCAGAACACCGGGCCCAACATCAAGTTCGTCGACGGCAAGATGCTCATCTCCGGCGAGGGTGTGACGGTCGAAGTCGGACCCGTCGTCAACCCGCCGAACCTGAAGCCTGTGGATCTGGATGTCGACACCGACGAGCTGGTGACGCCAGATGGCGCGCGCACCCCCGTGGGTGGGGCGCCGGCGCCTGGGTCGGGTGGCGGCGCCGTCACCTTCAACGGCGACAGCATCACGGCAGCGGCTGGTACGCCTTTGGAGTCGTGGACGCAGAACGGGCTCCCGTGGGTGAACATCTACGATGGTCCTGTCCTGGTGGCGCGCAAAGCATTCGTTGGCACCGCCCATGAACTTGCGGTCCTCGTCAACAACGCTGATCCGTACTTTACGGACAACCCGGCCGGCAACATCCTCGTCAACGGTGGCAAGATCGAATGCGCCGAGACGACGATGTGGGCGCTGGAGGCCGCAGCCATCGCGGGCACGATCACGCTTAAGTCCGGCTTGCGCCTGAGCGTCATCGACTGTGCTTTCATCCGCCCGTTCGGCGGGGACGGCACGCCTCTCTACTACGCCACCGATTTCGTCTGGAACAACGCTGCCAAGCGGTTCGACTACGACTTCTGCCTCATCGACGAGCGGGAGTTCACCTACAACACTGCCGGCGGCACATCCGCCGACCTGACCACGCTGGTTGGCCCGAAGGAATTCCTCGCCCGCCGCCACCAGCTCGGGCAGATTCAACTCACCGCGACCGGCGGCGTGGCAGGAACTGCCGCCGGCAACAATTCGGCGCGCGTCAAGCTGAACGGCGTCACCGGCGGTGCCGGGCCTTTCGCCTCGCAGAATCTGGCGGTCAGCCTGACCGACACGCTGTACTGGGACTACAAGAAAACATTGCGCGTGCTCGGCGCGGCCAGCCAGATCGCCAACAGCAGCTCCGTCATGGACAACAGCCCTGGCGGCTCGGTCACCACGCAGTCGACGACGATCAACTCGGTGACGACGAACTTCTCCTTCGCGGCGTACAACGTGCAGGGTGCCAACGCGTCGTTGTTCACCCTGCGGCGCTTCGCATTGCGGCTGCACACCGGGATGACGCCGTGAGCGGCTACCCGTCGCGCATCTTCCGGCGCTCGCAGCCGGAGGCTCAGGGGCTGGCTGCGCATCAACCTGTTCGCATGCGCCTGGCCGTTCAGGCGATGTCCAGCGGGCAGATGAGCGGGCGCAACCTGACGGTGAATGGTGTCGGCGGCAGCGCCTGGGCCGCGCACAACCCGGCTTCCAGCTACACCGCCTACACGAGCGCCCCAGTCATTCACGGCGGCAAGCAGTGGGTGTGCATCAACACCATCGGCCCCAAGGCGTTCGATACCGCAGACTGGTGGGAGGTCAAGCCGATTTCGTGGTTCCGGCTGTGCTGGGGCGACGAGACGAAGCGCGGCGGCATCACGGTCGCCCAGATGTACGACGCGATCAAGGCTGCCAACCCGGCGCACCTGTTCTGCCAGTACATCTACACGGTCTGCACGACGTTCGACACCAACTACATCGGCGATCTGGTGCTGGGTAACTGGGCCACGGCGGGCACGAACCTGCTGGCGCTGCGCGACAACTCGGACGTGCCGAAGCGCATCAGTCGCAACGTGACGCTGACGACCGGAAGCCCCGTGATCCCGATGGCCGACACAAGCGGCATCGAGGTCGGCATGCTCGTCATCGTCGACCACTACTACGAGGGCGGCATCCAGGCTGTCACCAACGATCCGACCGTGGTGCAGTCAATCAACCCCGGTGTGTCGGTCACGCTGTCGAAGAACGCCACCGCCAGTGGCGCGCGCACGGTGGTGTTCCACAACTTCGTCATTCAGTACACGGGTACATCCTGGCCCTACCTGCACGCCTGGAACTACCGCAAGGTGGCCGAGGGTGCTACCGGGCCGGATGGCCTGACCGTTCCGCAGAAGATTGTCGCCGCCTTGAAGGCCGGCACCGCCTTCAGCTCGCGCCGGTGGGACGGGTGGGCGTTCGACGATCAGTACATGGGCAAGAAGATGGTCGCCACGCTGTCGGCCAGCGATCCGCTGACTGCCGCAGGCGACTACACGAACGAATTGTGGGGGACGGACTACCTGTACGGGCAGGGGTACTTCCGGCCGGGCCAGAACGAGTGGACGGGTGACCCGGATGTGCTGCCCTATCTGCACGAGTTCTACAGGCAGCTCTACGCCGAGTTCAGGAAGGAGTTTCCGACCGGCATCATCTACACGAACGCCAACCAGAAGGTGCACGAGGTCACGCCTGGCTGCGTCGACTTCCGAATGCACGAGGGCCAGGGCAAGAGCTACAGCCACGAAAACATCGCCGCCAATGGGTGGCTGCAGCAGATGAAGCTCTCGTACAACGAACAGCTCACGTCCCGGCGTGGCATGTGGGGGTCAGCGATCAACGGGGCGGCGTTCTACGATCCCAGCGCGACCATCGCCCAGCAGAGCGATTCGCGGGTCGGCGGCATCCATCAGGACATGCTCTATGGGCTGTGTACCGCGTTGCTGTCGGACGCGTTTTTCGCGTGGAACCAGGAGGAAGAAAGCGGCAGCACCGCCCCCGAGTTCCACCTTGAAGCGACTCGCCGTCTCTACATTGCTGAGTACGATGCAGAGCTTGGTGCTCCTATCGAACCCATGCCGGTGCAGGCCCACGCCAGCGGCATCTGGTATCGACGCTACAGCAACGGCATCGTGCTCGTGAACCCGCGGCTGCAACTCACCGGCGACTGGTCGGCGGGCAATAGCAAGACCATCACGCTGCCGACCGACCGCACCTACAAGCGCCTGACGGGCACGCGCAACCCCGCCGACGATGGTTCCGTCGTCACGCAGATCACGCTCGCGTGCCGGCGTGGGTTGATCTTGCTTTGCGGCTAGGAGTCTGGGCGGCAGACGGTTTGCGGCCGGCTGGATTGCCCGGTCGAGTGGCGCAAGCCGTCAGAAGCGATTGCGGCGACCGGCAAGGACTACACAGGGCGTCGTTGCCGCGGCGGGTGTCGCACACCCAGCGCTGGGCGAAGGGTCCGCAGTCTCTGGCGCGACCTACATCGCTGCCATTCTTCGCAGGTTCAACGCCAGGCACACGAGCTTCCACTCCGCCTGAACGCGGTGCAGCCCGCGCAGGCTGAACTGGCGGAACCCGAGCACGTTCTTGATCCAGCCGTTGGGCGGCTCGGCGATCCACTTGCGGCGCCGGTATGCGGCCCTGCCGTCGTCAGTCTGCAGCTTGACTGCCATCGCCGCCGTGTACGGCGAGCGCTCGGGATCGAAGCGCAGCGCCTGCTTGCCCTCGCGCCCCAGCGCCACCACCAGATCGCATCCACTGCTGGCCAGGGCCTCGAACACCGCCTCGGCCTTGTAGCCGGTGTCGGCCAGGGCCTGCTCGGGCACCGCGCCCAGGTTGTCCTTCACCGCCTGCAGCATCGTGGGCAGTTCGGCCGCGTCGCTGGCGTTGTTCGTCAGCTCCGCGGCCACGATGATGTGGGCCGCATCGTCCACCGCCGTCTGTGCGTTGTAGCTGGCATCGAAGCCCCCGCCGGCGCGCTTCATGATCCGGCTGTCGGGGTCTGTGAAGTTGTCCTGCGCCTTGTCCTCGGGTACGCCGAACTCGCGCTTGTAGCGCCCGCCGCGTGGCGGCTCGTCCGGATCGCGGCCGCGCTCGAGGTCAGCATCGCGCTGGCGCTGCGCCAGCCGTTGGCGGGCCTCGGCGATGGCCGCAAGGCGCTGCTCGCGCCGGGCGATCTCCGCCGGGATGTCCAGTTCGGCTTCGTTCTTCTCGGCCTCGTCGGCTTGCTGTGCCCGCTTGAGCAGCGCGTCGATCTGAGCCTTCAGTTCGGCCTCGGCCTTGAGCATGTGGCCGTAGCTCATCGCCTTGTGGCGGCTGGCGTTGGCCTTGACCTTGGTGCCGTCCACCGCGATGGTGCCCAGCTTGACCAGGCCCAGCTCACGGGCCAGGCGCACCACCTGCACGAACAACTCCGACAGCTCCTTCAGGTGAAAGGCCCGGAAGTCGCGGATCGTGCGGTGCGCGGGGAAGTTGCCCGCAGCCAGCACCCTGAACGCCACATCCTCGTGCAGCTTCCTGGCGATCTTGCGCGAGCTGAAGACTCCCGTGGCGTAGCCATAGAGCAGCACCTTGACCATCATCGCCGGGTGGAACGGCTGGTTGCGCGGGCCGTCCTTGTCGTAGCGGGCGTGAAACGCGCCCAGATCCAGCGTGTCCACCGTATCGCTGATGAAGTGCGCCAGGTGCCCTTCGGGCAACCAATCCTGGATCGCCTCGGGCAGCAGCAGCATCTGCTGCGGCTGATATGGAAGGTAGTTCGCGGCCATAGCCACGTAACGTACCTCACCCCTCAACCGAGGTCAGGGACTTCCCTTCTGCCGCCCAGACTCCTAGCCAGACCTGCAAGCCCAGCCGCCAACAGAAGCGCGCTCGGCACTTCGGGCACGGGTGAGACGCCCTCTGCGGCGAGTCTGCTTCCTCCGTGCCCGAACAGCCATTCATCGCTCGGGTTGGCAACCATCAGCGAGACGGTTCTCAAGCCCTGCAGTGGGTCCGACTCGGTGACAGCCACGGACACGGAGCCGGTAGTGAAGCTGTAAGTGAACGACGCACTAGCCGAATCGCCAGCGGCCCTGATGTCGATGTCGAAGCTGAGGGTCAGGCTGGTCCAGGGCCCCACCCCGGCGCCGGCGGTGGACTCGGCATAGGCATTGAGGAGGGCGACTCCAGCAGGCGGTGGCGCCACCCATATCGCTACATCGCTCCTCTGGGCTGCTGCGCTGGCGAAGGGCGTGTCGAGCGCAGCGTACCCGCCTGAATTAGGTCCGCCATCCCACTCACAGTGCAGCCCGGCGTCCGTGTCTAGGCACGCAGCGACCGCAATGGTTTCCCGTGAGAAGAAGCTGGCGTCAGGAGTTACGCCATCCTTTAGGCTGACGAGCCCCCAGCGCGTGTCCAGTATCTTGACCGACGCCGAGCTGTCCGCCCACACCTGAGTTGCCCAAAGGCAAGCAAGCGCACCCAGCGCTCCACGTAGTACCCGCATCTCGTCTCTCCTGTCCAGTGATCGGCGTTTACGTCGGTCTTCCGCCGGCTGCATCCCAATTCTGAGGCATGAAAGGCGCAGTGCCTGACCCCCGGATCAGGGGATTGCGCGTTGGCCTGCCGCGGCTGCCCTCGGCCCCCGCACCCCCCTGCACGTGTCCCGCCCGGCGCCGGCATCCTCGGCGCCCATGCGTACCGCTTGTCTCCTCCCCTTGATCGGGGTTTCGGCGTGCCTGGCTTTCGCAGGCCAGGCACGCCACATTCGCCTGGCAGAGAGTGACGACGCGCCTGGTCGCGTGCGCTTCCTGTCGTTGCCGGTGGAGCTGGCCGAAGGCGCGCGGTCTTCGTGGGTGACGGTCACTCGGACCGGCACCTTCACCGACCCGCGCTACGGCCAGTTCGAGATCACGCCGGCCATGCTGGCGCAGATGGTGCGCAACTTCGATGCGCGCGTCCTGGGTCAGGACGTGTTCATCGACGTGGCTCACGTACCCAGCAACGGCGCCGCCGCGCGCGTGGTGCGGCTGGCGGTCGAAGGCAACCGGCTGCGTGCCCTGGTCGAGTGGACCGACTACGGCATCGAATCGGTGCGTTCGCGTGGCTTCTGCTACCTGTCGGCGGAGTACCACGAGGACTGGCGCGACAACGAAAAGGGCGAGGCGCATGGATGTGTGCTGCTCGCGGCGGGGCTGACGACGCGCCCCGTGATCAAGCACCTGGACCGGGTGACGCTCAGCGAGAGCGACCCCGACGACGAGGCCAAGCTGGCCATCCATCCCCATCTGTTCAAGACCCTGGAGTCCGCAATGAACAAGCACCTCGAAACCCTGCGCACCAAGCTGCTGTCGCTGGGCCTGATCGAAGCCCAGATGAAGCCCATCCTCGATGCTGCGCGAAAGCAGCTCGAGGCCGCCGCCGAAGACGATGCCAAGTGCCTGGCGCTGGTCGACACCTTCGCCTCTGCCGGGGATGCGCTGGCGGGGCTCTACAAGACCTCGGAGTTCTACCAGCGCCAAGGCGTGACTCTGCAGGTGAGCCCCGGTATGGATGCCAAGGCCGTGAACGACGCGGTCTTGAAGGCCTTGGCCGCTCGTGATGAAGAGGCGCGAGCCGCCGCCACCACCCAGGCCGCCAAGGTCAAGCTGCTGTCCGACACCGTCGGCGAGAGCAAGACCCTGTCCGAAGAGCAGAAGGCCGCCATCGTCGAAGAGCTGAAGCCCCTGGTGAGCAAGGAGCTGTCCGACGACCAGGTCAAGGCCATGGTGACGTATGCGCTGGCCCAGGCGGCCAAGGTGAGCGCCGCCACGCAGCTGGCCACGCTGGGCTACCGCCCGCCGTCGGGCAGCGTGCACATCACCGTGGAGTCCGGCAACCAGGTCAAGGCCCTGCAGGAGCAGGTGGACCGCCGGCTGGGCTTCACCGGCATGCCCGACGCGAAGCGCTACGAGCGCACCGGCGGCGTGCTGCTGGCCGCCAACAAGGCCTATGCCGAAAAGTGCCTGGCGCTGTACGACGAGCTGAACGGCCACCGCCTGGCCGTCGAACACAAGGCGCTGGCCGCCGGTACCGGCCAGATCGGTGACTTCGGCGTCCCGGCCGTGTTCGAGCGCACCGTGCTGCGCGAATCGCTGTACCAGATGACGGGCATGAGCTTCGTGGACGCGAACACCGCGCCCATGGCCGCGGTGGCGCAGATCCCGTACAGCTACCGCGACACCACCGCCGCCGGCGCTGCCAAGGCCCGCGTGTACGAGCTGCAGGCCATCCAGAACGCCGGCGTGATCCAGACCTTCGAGGAAGCGCGCCCCATCCCGCAGAAGCTGGCCTTCAAGCTCAGCAATGAGATGCGCTACCTGCTGGCCGCCGCGCCCATCGACTTCGACCCGCTGGCCGAGAACGTGCGCAACATCATCCGCATCGTCGGCGAGGACACCGACAAGACGGTGCAGAACGAGGTGCTGCGCAGTGCCGACGAGGCCAGCGTGGCCGCCGGCAACGACACGCTGACCGCGCAGGTCAACGGCACGAACAAGATCTTCGTGCTGACGCAGTTCCCGGTGGTGCGCCCGCGGCGCGTGTACGACCTGAAGGGCGCCCAGGTGGGCAGCACCGTCAACCCCGTCACCGTCACCCTGAACGCGGTGGCGCGCAGCGAGTACGTCTCGGGCGTCACCCTGTCCGCCGGCCTGTACTGGGTGATGGACTACAACCTGGGCGAGATCCGCTTCGTCAACGAAGCCGGCGTGCTGCAGACGCCCACCTCGGGCTGGGTGCTCAGCATCCAGTACAGCTACACCACCAACGTGGCCAAGCACGACCTCGACGTGGCCGGCTACAGCCCCGCCACCGTGGCCGGCTGCTACGACGCGCTGCTGACGAAGATCGGCGCGCGCAAGGTGGTGATCGAGAACGACCGCTACTACATGGCCAACATGCTGCTGATGAGCGGCGCCGTGGACAACGCGCTCGGCCAGGCCACCACCTTCCAGGCCAACAGCTCGCGGCCCGGCACCGGGCTCAACCCGGACGGCAGCGTGGGCATCGTCAAGGGCATCAGCACGTTCAACACCCGGGCGCCTGGGCTGGACACGATGGACCAGCGCCTCATCGTCGGCCAGCGCGGCAACACGCGCTTCCGCATGATGCGGCCGTTCCAGATGGCCGACATGCAGCAGGCCCGCGACGGCAGCGGCTTCTTCGTCGGCGCGCAGGACGGCTACGGCGAGCAGTTCTTCGCCTGCCACACGCCCACGCAGCTGAAGAACGCCAACACCAGCATCGTGCTGTTCAGCGGCACCGGCCGCGTGGCGCGCGCCAGCTGATCCCCAGTCGACGCATAACCCCCCCGAGAGCGTCTAACCCCGGCGGCCATGAGTGCCGCCGGGGGGCGGGCAAAGGGGGCAGGAGCCCCCGATGAAGCGCTACGTACACAACGACACCGCCGCCGCGATCTTTGCCGGCGGCGTGCTCATTCCGCCCGGCGAAGGCCGCGAGATCGACGTGCTGTACCTGCCGCCCGATGCCGTCGACGCGCCCGAGGCCGAAGCCGCCCAAGCCCCCGACCCCGACGCCAGCCTGCGCGAGCTGCTGGCCCAGCCGCTGAAGGACGTGCTGCCCGAGCTGGCCGGCTTCAGCCACGCCACGCTGGACCGCCTGGCCGAGCTGGAGGGCCAGGACGCCACCCCGCGCAAGACGCTGCTGGCCGCCATCGGCGAGCTGAAGCTCGAGCGCGCCAAGCGCAGCACCGAAGGCGGCGAGGGCAGCGAAGGCGGCGAGGGCTGAGAGCCACCCATGGCGGGCAGCATGAGCCAGGCCGACCTGGTTGCCGACCTGAAGCGCTCGCTGCACGATGCGGCCAGCGTGTTCGAAGACGCGCCCGAGGCCGATGCGGATTTCAAGCGCTTCCTGCAGGTGGCCTTCACCGGCATGCAGGCCAAGCGCCCGCGCACGCTGCTGGGCACCGTGCAGCTGCAGGCCGACGTGGACCTGTACCCGATCGACCTGACCGACTTCGCCCAGTACAAGACGCACCAGTGGGGCAGCCGCGTCATCCGGCCGTGGCTGCCGTGCCACCCGGGCGCGCTGCCGCGCATCAGCGCCGTGAACGAGGGCGGCACCTGGTCCCTGGTCTTCGACCCCGCGCCCACGCGCAACCACCTCGAGGCCTACGGCAGCACCTTCCGCTTCTGGTACTACGCCACCCACAGCGCCGACGGCAGTGGCAGTACCCTGGCCGAGGCCGACCGGCCGCTGCTGTTGCTGCGCGCCCAGGCCGAGGCCATGCGCGAGCTGGCCATGCGCAACATCAACAAGCCTGTGCAGCTGCGCGACGGCGTCAGCGGCGCGCCGCGCAACAGCACGCCCGCCGCGCTGTACCGCGAGCTGCTGGCCGAGTGGGAGGCCGCCCGGTGATCGTCATCGAGCACAACGCCGGCCGGGTGGCGGTGCGACTGCACCGCCAGGCGGGGCTGCTGATCACCGAGGTGCAGACCACCGGGCGCAACCTGGCCGAGCGCATTGCCGCCAGCATGCGGCTGGCCAGCCCCAAGTTCCGCAGCCTGCTGGCCAACAGCGTGCGCTTCGACGAGGTGAGCGTGTTCGAGTGGCTGATTGCGCCGCACACCGAGTCCGCGCCCTGGGTGGAGAAGGGCCGCCCGCCGGGCAAGGGCCTGCCGCGCTTCTTCGACCCCGCCGCGGCGCAGATCGTGGCCTGGCTGGAAGCGCACCCGCGCGGCGGCGGCACCTTCAGACGGCCGCGCAAGGGCACCAAGGCCGCTGTGCGCCACGAGCTGGAACTGCGCGACCGCTACATGGCCCTGTCGCGCTACGTGCGCGCCCACGGCATCAAGGCCAGTCCGTTCGTGGCCGACACCGCCGCGCAGTACCGCGACATCGTGCCGCGCGATCTGGCCGCGGCCGTACAGCGCGCGCTGGAAGGCGGTGCGGCATGAGCGCGCCGCTGAGCGAGCCATTCATGCAGGCCGCCAAGGCCTCGCTGGCGGCGAAGTACCCCGCCCGCCTGGTGCTGCGGGGCCTACAGGACCCGGCCCAGCTCGGCGACGACAAGTTGCGCCAGGGCGTCTTCACGCTCGTCCGCGAAGGCAACAAGGACTGGGCCACCCACCGCGGCCGCGAGGGCGAAGACGGCACGCTGAGCTTCGTCATCGTCGGCTACTGCCGTGTCGGCGACAAGGACAGCACCGAGCAGCTTGAGCAGTTGGAGGCAGAGCTGGAGGCCGAACTGCTGGCGTGGTTTCAGGATATCAAGCCGGCGCCGCTGGACGCCGTCTACCCCCTTGGCTTGGTCTACAGCAAGGGCTTCGACCACCCGACCGGCTGGATCGTCCTGTCTGCCGAGGGCCTGTACATATGAGCACCGAACGCACCCCCTTCGTCAGCCGACTGCAGCAGATCGTCGACGACAGCAGCCTGTGGCTGCTGTTTGCCGTGATCGGCGGCAGCGGCGCCAGCATGCTGGCGCTGGGCATGCTGTTGCGCAGCAAAGAGGCGCTGACCACCCGCGTGGTCGCCGGCACCCTGCTGCACAGCGCAGCCTGGGGCACGGCCGTGTTCCTGATGAGCTACAGCACGCTGAAGGGCGACATGGCCTTCCTGCTGGGGCTGTCGATCTTCTCCGGCATGGGTGCCGCGTCGTTCATCGACGTGATCCTGCTGCTGATCAAGCAGCGGCTGGGCATCCAGATCGTCCTCAACCCGCCGCCCAAGGAGCCCCGCTGATGCCACCGGCCAACGACACCCCACCGCCGCAGCCCACCCAGGGCGGCAGCTACGTGCGGCTGCCCGACGGCAGCCTGCAGCTGCTGGAGCGTACCGACGACACCCCCCAGCCCGCCGCGCCTGACCAGCCGGCCGAGGAGCCCGCGCCATGAAGAACCTGCACGTGCTGCTGGCCAAGGTGGAAACCACCTACGGCATCGACAGCAGCCCCAGCTACACCACCAACGTCATCGTGGCGCAGAACCTCGACTTCAACCCCGCCGAGATGGACACCGACGACTACGCGCCGGTGATGCCCAACTTCGGCATGGGCGAAAAGATCGTGGGCGCCGTCTGGTGCAGCCTGAGCTTCGACGTGCTGCTGTGCGGCGGCGGTGCGCCGGGCACCGTGCCCAACATCGGCCCGCTGCTGCGCGCCTGTGCCATGGCGCAGACCGTGAGCGCCGGCGTCAGCGTTACCTACAGCCTGGTGAGCACCGGCGAGGAGAGCTGCACCCTCTACGCCTACAACGACGGCATCCTGCAGAAGATCGTGGGCGCGCGCGGCAGCGTCAGCTTCGGCTTCAACGCACGCAAGGCGCCGGTGGCCAGCTTCAAGCTGATCGGCCTGAACGTGCCCATGACCGACGTGTCCATGCCGGTGCCCACCATCCTGGCCATGCCGCGGCCGGTGGCGGTGAACAAGGCCAACACGGTGGTGACGATCGGCGGCTACGCCATCCGGCTGGAAAGCTTCAGCATCGACCTGGGCAACGACGTCCAGTACCGCAACCGCACCAACCGGGAAGACGTGGTCATCGGTGACCGGCAGATCAGCGGCAAGGCGCAGTTCGAGCTGCCGCTGGTGGCCGAGAAGGACTTCCTGGGCGCGGCCGGCTACTGCACGCGGGGCACCACCGCGGCCATGAGCATCGTGCACGGCACCGCGGTGGGCAACATCCTGACCATCGCCCCGCCCAAGGCCCAGCTGCTGAAGCCGAAGCCCAAGTTCGAGAAGGGCACGCTGATGCTGGAGTGCGACCTGCACCTGGCGCGCAACGCCGCCGGCAACGACGAAATGAGCCTGGTGTTCACATGAGCAAGCCCGACGACGACGCGCAGATCTTCATCTTCGGGGCGCAGATCCCCGATTTCTGGTGGGAGGTGCGCGTGCCCATCCCCACCGACCACGACTACCGCACCGCCCGGCTGGACATGCTGTTCGCGCCAGTGGACCAGGCCGAGCTGGACCGCATGCGCGGCATCGGCCTGGCCAAGGACGAGCAGCCGCTGAGCGATGCCGACATCGCGCGGCGCGTGCTGCGCGGCTGGAAGCTGCAGGACGCCACCGGGCAGGCGGTGCCCTTCGGGCCCGAGCGGCTGGACGAGCTGCTGCGCGCGCCCATCGTGCGCACGGCCATCGTCAGCACCTATCTGGCGGCCATGAGCGGAGTGGCCGCCCGAAAAAACGGCTAGAGGCCGCGCGGCGCTGGGTGGCCCAGGTGAAGCGCGGCCGTGTGCAGGACCACCGCCTGGACGAGCTGACGACGCTGGGCGTGCCGGCCGCCGATGCGCAGGCCTGGCTGGCCCTGCAGGAACCCGAGGGCGACGACGACGACTTGATTGCGTCACGGAATCAAGCGCCGCTGGTGGTGTGGCCCGAGAACCGGCCGGTGCTGCGGCTGTGGATGCAGCTGCAGACGCAGTGGCGGCGCCGGCCCTGCGGCCAGCTGCTGGAGGGCCTGCGCCACGAGGCGGTGCGCGCGGCCATCGAGCTGCAGCGGCTGAAGCACCCGCGCCGGCTGTACCGGCAGCTGGTGGACATGGAGCATGCGGCGGTGGAGGCTTGGAATGGAGCATGAAGTCGGCATCCGCATGCGCGCCAACGGCGTGGTGGAGACCACGCGCGGCGTCGAGCTGACGGGCGACGCCGTCGAGAAGCTGGGCCAGCGCACCGATGCCGTGGCCCAGCGCCTGCCGGACATGGACCGCGCGCAGCGCGACGCTGCCGGCGGCGCCCGCGTGCTGGGCGGCGCCATGCGCGACGCCGCCAACGACGCCGCCGGCATGCTGGGCGTGCCGGCTGCCGCGCGTACCGCGGTGCTGAGCCTGAGCGGCGGCCTGGGCATTGCCTCCGCGGCCGCGCTGGCGCTGGGTGCCGCCTACGTGCAGGGTGGGCGCGAGGACCAGGCCTTCCGGCAGAACATCGTGCTGACGGGCAACGCGGCAGGGGTGACAAGCGGCATGCTGCGCGACATGGCGGTGCAGATCTCCGCCAACACCGGCACCCAGCGCGAAGCTGCCGCGGCGCTGAGCGCGCTGGTGGGCAACGGCCAGGTGGCGGCCAACCAGCTGGACGTCGCAGCGCGTGCCGCCGTGCGGCTGGAGAGCGTGGCCGGCGTCGCCGTGGGCGAGACGGTGCTTAAGTTCGAGGCCCTGGGCCGCGACCCGACCCGCGCCGCAGCCAAGCTGAACGAAAGCACCAACTTCCTGACGCGGTCGCTCTACGAACAGATCCGCGCGGCCGAGGCGCAGGGCCGCAGCAGCACCGCAGCGGCGTTGGCGCAGGCCGCCTATGCCGACGCGATGGACCAGCGCGCCGCCAAGCTGGAGGGCAGCCTGGGCATCGTGGAGCGCAGCTGGCGCGCCATCACCGGTGCGGCCAAGGGCGCGTGGGACGCCATGCTGGACATCGGCCGCGAGCAGACGCTGCAGCAGAAGATCGCCTCGGTGGAGGCGCAGCTGCAGGCGCTGGATACGCGCCGCTCGCCCAACCCGGCTTTGACGGCCCAGCGCCGTGCAGTGCTGGCCGAGCAGCGCGAAGCCCTGCTGGAGACCGAGCGCCTGGCCAAACGCGCCGCCACCGCCCAGGCCGAGGAAGCGGCCCGCACCCGCGACTACGTGGCCCAGCGCGAAGCCGAACGCGACAAGAAGGCCGGCGCCGGCCGCACCGCCACCGACCCCAGCGCCCGCCTGGACGACGCCATCCAGCGCCGGCTGGCGCTGGCCCAGGCCGAGATGCAGGCCGGCGAGCAGCTGAGCCAGGCCGACCGCTTCCGTATCGACCTGCTGCAGCAGATCGACGACGTGCAGGCCAGGATCGGCCAGCGCCGCGCGGCCGAGCTGCGCACCGCGGTGGAAAGCACCGCCCAGCAGATGCGCGCGGTGGAACTGCAGCGCGCCGAGGCCAAGGAACGCGAGGCCGCCGCCAAGGCCTTTGCCGCCGAGCGCGAGGCCGCCACCCGCCAGGCCTATGCCGGCGTGCAGCAGCTGGCCGAGCGCAACCGCACCCTGGCCGAGGAGACGGCCACCATCGGCCTGAGCGCCCAGGCGCTGGAGGCGCGCCGCCAGGCGCAGATCGACGCCGAGATTGCCGACCGTGCGGCGCACCTGGCGCGCATCGACGGCCTGCCCGCCTACGCCGAGGAGGCTGCCGCGCTGCAGCAGCAGATCGAGCTGCTGCGCGAGCGCAAGGCGCTGCAGGCCGGCAAGGCCACGGCCGAGGCGCAGGACCAGGAGCGCAAGGCCGACGAACAGCGGCGCGATGGTATCGCCGACAGCATCACCCAGGGCCTGATGGACGGCTTCCGCAACGGGCGCAGCCTGACCGACATCTTCCTGCGGGAGATGCAGGCGCAGTTTGCCGCCACCATGCTGCGGCCCACGGTGAACTACCTGGTGGAGGGCGCACTGGGCAGCGGCGGCAGTGGCGGGCTGCTGGGCCAGGCCTTCGGCTTCGTGCGCGGCCTGTTCGGCGGCGGGCTGGCCCGCGGCGGTGCGGCCCAGCGTGGCCGGCTCTACGAGGTGAACGAAACCGGCCTGCCCGAGGTGGTGACGGTGGGCGCGCGCAGCTTCGTGATGATGGGCGGGCAGGACGGGCAGGTCAGTGCCGCACGCGGCAGCGGCGGGGGCGCCACGGCCGCGGCGCCGGCGGCGCGCAGCATCGTGTACAGCCCCACCACGTACATCGACAGCCGCACCGACCGCGCCGAGGTGGCCATGCTGATGGAGCGCAGCCACCGCCAGGCGATGGCGCAGCTGGTGGAGATGATGGACCGCGGGCAGGTGTAGCGCCGGGCCGGCGCGCCCCCCTGCGCTTGTCAGGCGCGGGTGGCCAGCATGCCGGCCATGGCCGACATCATCGACTGGCCCGATGCGCTGCGCCCTGCCTCCGTGGACTGGGGCCTGTTCGTGCCGCAGTCCGTGGGCCGCAGCGCATTCGACGGCAGCACTCAGTCCACCACGCTGGGCCCGCCGCGCTGGTTCTTCAGCGTGGACACGGGCGCCCTGCGGCGCGCCGAGCTGCCGGCGTGGGAGGCTTTCATCGACCGCCTGCAGGGGGGCACGCACCGCACCCGCGCGTGGGACTGGCGGCGCGAGGCACCGCTGGGCGTGGCCACCGGCACGCCGCTGGTGCGCGTGGCCGGCAGCGGGGTGACGCTGCAGACCAAGGGCTGGACGCCCAACACGGCGGGCATCCTGCTGACGGGTTCGTACTTCCGCGTCAACGGCGAGCTGAAGCGCCTGGTGGTCGACGCGAGCAGTGATGCGTCGGGCTTCGCGGCGCTGCAGTTCAAGCCGCCGCTGCGCGCCACCGCCGCGGTGGACCTGCCGCTGACGCTGATCAAGCCCACCGCGGTGTTCATGCTGACGGACGAGCGCGTGAGCTTTGCGCAGCAGGGCGCGCGCTTCCCCGGCCGCACGCTGAACTTCGTGGAAGACCTGGCCTACTCATGAGCGCCAGCAGCGACCAGCTGGCCAGCTCGCACGCCGGGCTGCTGTACCTGATCGAGCTGCAGTTCGCCAGCGGCACCTTTCGCATGACGAACTGGGGCCACCACGTGGACGCGCTGGGCTACACGTGGGTGGGGCTGAACGCCATCACCAGCGTGGGCGCGGTGGCCCAGTCCGAGCGGCTGGAGTACCCGGCGGTGGAAATCGGCCTGCAGATTGCCGATCCCGCGCACCTGGCGCTGGCCCTGGGCGATGCGGGCGAATACCGCGGCCGTCCGGTGCTGCTGTACGAACGGGTGCTGGACGACAACCTGCAGGCGCTGGACGACCCGCAGCTGGTGTGGGCCGGGCTGATGGACCAGATCCGCCTGAAGACGGGCGACGGCGAGAAAGAGAGCGCCAGCGTGGTGCTGCGCTGCGAGATCCCGGGCCGCGACAGCCGCGCCGCACAGACGCTGCGCATCAACCATGCGCAGCAGCAGGCCCGCTACCCCGGCGACACGGGGCTGAGCCGCATGGAGCGGCTGAACGGCCAGCCGCAGACGTGGCTGAGCAAACGCTTCCAGGGCGGCTGATGCACGGCACCGCACGCCTGCCCGACTGGCCCGCCCGACTGGGCGCCGTGGTGGCCGCGCGCCTGGCCGAGCCGTTCGCGTGGGGCGGCAACGACTGCGCGGCCTTCGCGGCCGACTGCGTGCAGGCGCAGTGCGGTACCGACCGGCTGGCGCCGATGCGCGGGCCGCGCGGCAGCGAGCTGCAGGCCCGCCGGCTGCTGCGCCGGCTGGGCGGCTGGGAGGTGCTGACGCGCTGCGGTCTGGTGCCGGTGCCGCCGGCGCAGGCCGGCCGGGGCGACCTGGTGCTGCTGCGCCAGGCGGCGGGCGAGGCGCCGGCGCTGGGCGTGTGCCTGGGCGAGGTGGCGGTGTGCCCGGGCGCGCATGGCCTGGCGCGGGTGGCCATGCGGCACGCGCTGCGGGCGTGGAGGGTGTAGCGCATGCCGATGTTCCTGGCCCCGCTGGTGGTGTCGGCCGCGTATGCCATCGGCTGGACCACCATCACCGCCGCCGCCGCCGCCCTGATCACGCACGGGCTGATCCTGGGCAGCACGCTGGTGTTCGGCGCGGTGCAGGCCAAGCGCATCAAGGAAAAGCAGCGCGCCGCTGCGGTGGGTGCGCTGCAGGACCGCACGGCCACCGTCAACAGCAGCGATGCGCCCTGGCGGGTGATCTACGGCGAGGCGGTGGTGGGCGCGATCGCAGTGCCCGCCATGCTGACCAGCGGCAGCCGCGACGAGTACAAGCACCTGCCGCTGGTGTGGGCCGCGCACGAATGCCAGGCGGTGGACGACATCCTGATCAAGGGCAGCAGCATCGGCACCCTGGACGGCAGCGGCAACGTGACGGGCGGCCGCTGGTTCAAGGGCAGCACGCAGTCGCGATCGCAGAGCGTCACCTTCAACGGCAGCGGCTCGGCCACGCTGAGCCATGCACCGGTGACGGTGCAGGCGGTGACCATTCCGCAGTACTGGACGGACCCGAACTTCGGCACGGTGTCGATGGTGGACACGGCGCAGGACATCAGCGGTCTGGTGGTAGCGGGCAGCACCATCACCAAGGCGGCGCTGGCCGGGCTGACCGCGACCGTGAGCTACACCTACGTGGCCAGCGGCACGCCGATGCTGCGCGCGCAGCACCACACCGGCAGCCCGGCACAGTCGGCCAACGCAGCGCTGATCGCCGAGTGCCCGGCTGACTGGAGCAGCAGCGACCGCCTGCGCGGCCTGTGCTACAGCGTGCTGCGGCTGTGCCTGGACGAAGCCGAGTTCCAGGGCGGGCCGCCGCAGGCCACCGCGCGGGTGCGCGGCCGCAAGGTGTACGACCCGCGCAAGGACAGCACCAACGGCGGCAGCGGCGCGCACCGGCTGTACAACTACGCCACCTACGAATACAGCAACAACGTGGCGCTGTGCGTGGCCGATTTCCTGATGGCCGAGTGGGGCAAGCGGGCGCTGGCCGCGCAGATCCACTGGCCCAGCGTGATCGCCGCGGCCAATGCGTGCGACGAGGTGCTGCCCAACGGCCAGCGGCGCTACACCTGCAACGGCGCCTTCACCACCGACCAGGACACCGACACCACGCTGAACCAGCTGTGCCAGGCCATGGCCGGCTTTGCGGTGTTCAACGGCACGTGGACCCTGCAGGCCGGCGTGTACACCGCGCCGGTGATGGCGCTGACGGATGCCGACAACGCCGGATCGGTGGAGGTGCTGGCCGGGCCCAGCGGGCAGGAGGTATTCAACGGCCTGCGCGGGCGCTTCTACGACCCGGCCCGCTTCGACCAGGCCACCGACTACACACCCTATGCCAACGCGGCCTTCGTGACGGCCGACGGCGGCGCGCTGTGGGGCGACCTGCCGCTGCCCTTCACCAACGCCGACTGGCGCTGCGCCAACCTGGCGCGCATCCAGGTGGAGCGCTCGCGCGGCATGCAGCTGGTGTACCCGGCCAAGAACCGCGCCCGCGCGCTGCAGGCCGGGCAGCGGCTGACGCTGAGCAACGCCTTCCTGGGCCTGAGCGCGGACGTGTTCCGCGTGGTGAAGAAAGAGCAGCAGATCGGCCTGCCGGTGAAGCTGACGCTGGTGCAGGACGATTCCTCGATGTACGACGAGGCCGACGCGCCGGCGCCGCTGGGCAGCCCCAGCAGCCTGGGCACCGACCCCTTCGTGGTGGGCGCGGTGGCCAACCTGGCGGCGCTGAGCGACATCACCGTGGCGCAATGGAACGCGGACGGCACGGTGCTGGGCAACACCTTCGCCAGCTGGGACGCCAGCACCGATGCGCTGGTGGTGGAGCGCGGCGCGCTGCAGCTGGAATACCGCCACGCCGAGGCCACCGCCTGGACGCGCCTGCCCGAGCAGCCTGGCAGCAGCACGGGTGTGCTGATGCCGCTGCTGGCCGAACGGCAGCTGTTCATCCTGCGGGCGCGCTGGCGCAACGGCCTGGGCGCCACCGGCGACTGGGCTTACACCTACGTGCTGACGCAGCGGCTGCCGGCGCCGCGGGCGACGGCCAGCCTGATCGACGCCACCTGGTGGCGGCCCGGCGCCACCTGGGAATGGCCGCAGGTGACCGGCGCCAACGCCAGCAACGACATCGCCTGGGCCATCGGCCCCAAGGACCTGCAGCAGGCCGTGTGGCGCGCGACTGCGGTGGCCGCCGGCGGGACGAACGGCGGCTTCGAGGCCGGATCGGCCAGCTACCCGAAGAACCTGTTCGAGGTGGACGTGCGCAGCACCTACCGCTTTGCGCTGCCGGTGTTCCTGACATCGGGGCACAGCGGCAGCTGGAGCTGGGGGCCCAGCGCGGGCGGCGTCGTGTGCGCGCTGAACGGCACCACGCCGCAGAGCGACCCGCGCTTCTACACCGGCACGGTGTCGGCCGGCTGGAAGGGCAAGTGGTGCCTGCTGGCGGGGTATGTGTTCCCGGCCGGCAGCACTGGGCTGACGAATGCCGGCGCCGGCGTGTACGACATGAACACCGGCGCGCTGCTGGCCGCAGGCACCAACTTCTGCTGGGCCGCGGCGGCCACCGAGTGCAGCATGCGTGCGTTCTTCACCGGCGCGGGGGCGGCCGGGCACATCAACCTGTGGGCACAACCTTCGGTGGAGGTGTTCAACGCCGGGGACATCGGGCGCATCACGTGGATCGGCACCAGCCAGGTGGCCACGCTGAACGTCGCCAGTTACGCCATCACCAACGGCGCAGTGGTGGATTCGTCGACCGTCACCGGCAGCAGCGGATCGCCCGGCGCGTCGACCCGGGTGGCCACGCTGTGGGGGCCGACGCTGACCACCGCCGCCGGCGACGAGCTGGACATCGTGGTCAGCGGCGTGCTCGAGGACACCTTCTGGTCGCAGGCTGCGGTAGCCAGCGTGGAGCTGTGGCTGACGCACGCACCCACCTTCGGCGGCACGCAGACCGAGTTCGGCACGCGCAAGAAGTTCTTCAGCCCGGTGGACGTGTACACCAACCCCACGCGGTTCAGCCTGGACATGACGGGCCAGCTGGTGCCCGGCGCGGTGACGCAGGACTACGTGCTGCGCGTAAGCATCGCCTACAAGGACGCCGCGGGCGCCGCCAAGCAGTGCGGCAAAAACTTCACGGCCGACGCGCAGTGGCGCGTGGTGAAGAGGAAGCGCTGATGACGGTGGGCCGCTGGTACTTCTACGACCTGGCCACCGGGCTGCTGACCGGCCGCACGCTGACCGGGCCCGACGAGCTTCTGGCGCAGAACACGCCGGCCGGCTGCGGCGCGCTGCCGGTGGGTGCCGGCGAGGTTCTGGACGTGCGCAGCCGCCGGGTGAACACTGCCAGTGGCGTGCTGGAGCCCTGGCAGCCGCCCAAGCCGCAGGCCGACGAGTTGCGCGACTGGGCCTGGGACGCAAAGGCCGAGCGCTGGCTGGCGGTGCCCACGCTGGCGGCGCGCAAGGCCGAGCTGCGCACGCCGCTGCTGCAGCAGCTGGCCGACGAGGACGCGCGGGTGGTTCGGCCGATGGTGGAGATGGTGGCCGCGCTGGCCGCCGGCGGCACGCCGCCGGCCGAGGCGCGCGCCGTGCTGGAGGCCATCACCGCGCGCAAGGATGCGCTGCGCGGCGCGCTGCAGGCCATCGAGCAGGCCGACAGCGCCCCGTTGCTGGAGGCTGCGGCGACCCGGCGCCAGGGCCCGGACTAGGGCGCCAGCAGCTGCATCAGCGCCAGCTGCTTGTCGGGGGTGAGGCGGCTGAAGCGCTGCAGCAGCATGCGCTGGGCTTCACTGAGCGCTTGGCTGTCGGCATCGGGCGCTGTTTCTTCGGCGCGGTGGCCGGTGCCCGTTGCGCGGCGATCGCCGGCCAGGCTGTCGCGCAGCCGGGTGGTGATCTCCATGTTCAGGCTGCGGCCGTTGATGGCGGCCTGCTTGGCCAGCGCCGCACGCAGCTCGACCGCCATCCGCACGTTGGTCTGCGGCAGATCGCGGATGGCGTCGGGTTTAGGCGGGCGGCCCATCGGCAGAAGTTTATGCGCAGGGGGCTTGCGTTCCGCGGTCGCACAGTGGTATCGTGATACCGCGTAAACGACGAAAACCCAAGTACATGAGCGTAAACACAGGATTGGCGGTGCTGGCAGCACGGGTGCCGAAGTCGCTGATCAAGCAGCTGGACAAGCGTGCGAAGGAAAGCGGCCGCACCCGCAGCGCCGAGGTGCTGATGCGGCTGAAGGCGTCGCTGAAGGGCACGGCGGTCATTGGCGAGCAGGTTGCACCGGCGCGGCGCGCGCCACAAGTGGCCACGGCCCGCGGAGCCACCGATGGCCGCTAAACCCGCACTGCGCCGCAGCGTGGCGCCCAACGTGTTCGAGGCGTTCCGCGCGCTGGTGTACGCGCACGACGTGCCGGCCCTGGCCGGGCGCATGGGCATGCCGCCGGGCACGCTGTACAACAAGGCGACGGCCAGCGACGAGACGCACCACCAGCCCACGCTGCGCGACGTGCTGCTGGCCACCACGGTGACGGGCGACCTGCGCGTGGTGGAGTCGCTGGCCGAAACCTTCGGCCTGGCCACCTACGACGCGGCCAGCCACGCCACCGCCAGCGACGAGGCCCTGCTGGAGCTGCTGACCACGCTGGCCAGCGAGAACGGCGAGTTCCACCGCGCGCTGGGCGAAGGCCTGCGGGCGCGGCGCTTCACGCCCGGCGCGCTGCGCGCCATCCGCGGCGAGGCCTACGACATCGTGTCGGCGCTGATGACGCTGGTGCAGCGGCTGGAGGACTACGTCGATGACGACGCCCAGGCCTGAGCTGCCGGCGGCGCTGCGCCGCCGCGGCATCCACACCGTGCAGCACGGGCTGCCGCCCGACCTGGCCCCCGGCGGGCCGCGCGTGGCGGAGCGCCTGGTGTTCCTGTTCCGCGAGGCGCTGCTGCAGGCCTTCGCGCCCTGGAGGGATGCCGATGGACCAGCCCCTGTTGCCGATGGATCTGCCGTTGCCGCCGCTGGAGGCGCCGCAGGTGCTGGCCGAGGCGCGGCGCCTGTTCGAGCAGCGCCCGTACTGGCAGCGCACCTACGGATCGTTGAGCGCGGCGATGGACGACGCGCCGCGCCGGCGCCTGCTGCTGATCTGCGCGCGCAATGCGTGGCTGGCCCGCCAGGCGCGCCGCCGCCGCTGAAGCGCCGACGACCGCGGGCCTGACGCCCGCCACCGCTTCCCGTACTGACCGAGGGCGCCGCAGACGCCCGGACCCTGCCACCCCGATCAACCCGACTGGAGAACCCGATGGACATGATGACCCGCTACCTGAGCGATGCCGAGCAGCAGGCCCTGCTGCGCGCGGCCAAGGGCAGCAGCGACCCGCTGGCGCTGCGCGACTACCACTGGATGCGGCTGCTGATCGGCACCGGCATGCGCGTGAACGAGTTCGCGCTGCTGAGCGCGGCGCAGGCCGAGGCGGCGCTGGCCACGGGCTGGCTGGTGGTGCAGCCGCAGCAGCGCAAGGGCGGCAAGCGCGGCCACGAGTACCTGGTGACGCAGGGCGTGCGCGAGGACCTGCAGGCGCTGCTGCAGCTGCAGCGCGAGCCGGCGCTGCGCACGCTGCCCGACGGCCCGCCGCCGCTGGTGTGGGGCCGCAGCCTGGACGGCATGTACGCGCCGCCGCTGTCGGTGCGCAGCTACCAGGCGCGGCTGAAGCTGTGGGTCAAGGCGGCTGGCTTGGACGAGCGCATCAGCCCGCACTGGCTGCGCCACACGCGGGCGCTGAACATCATGCGCCGCAGCCGGGGCCGCAACCCGCTGCAGGTGGTGAAGACTGCGCTGGGCCACGAGAGCATTGCCAGCACGGGCATCTACACCCGCATGTGCCGCGAGGAGTACGTGCGCGAGCTGCAGGCGGTGGACGGCCGGCGCCTCAGCAAGGCGGCCGCGCGGCGCCTGGCGGCGGGTGCGGCGGCAGGGGCAGCGGCATGAAGCGGCCCGAACGCCACCTGGAGGACTACGTGCTGCTGGCCATCGGCATCGTGCTGATGGCCTGGCTGCTGGCCGGCTGCGGCGGCACCGCGCCCGAGGACGACGCGGTGCTGGCGCGCAGCGAATCGCAGGCCGTGGCCGGCGACGGACGCATGGGCCTGCCGGCGATGGTGCTGCCGCTGCAGGGGCCCGAGCTGGACCTGCCGTCTGCCACCACGGTGCGGGTGCGCCTGGCGGTGCAGCTGCGGGCGCAGGCGCACTATGCGGCGGCGGGCAGCGCGGCGCTGCAGCTGGCGGCGCCGCTGGCCACCGGCGCCACCAGCCAGGCGCTGCCGCTGCAGCCGGGCCCTGCTGCCGAGCAGGCGCTGCCGGTGTACGAGGCGACGCTGTCGCTGCCGGCCGGGCGCAGCGCGCTGCACGGGCGCCTGACGCTGCGCGCCACCGACCCCGGTACCGGCCTGCCCAGCAGCGCGCTGGCGCGGGCCGAGGCCACGGCCCAGTGGCTGGTGGAGGTGGCACCTTGAGCGCGCCCACCGTGCCGGCCTGGGCCTACCAGGCACCGCGCCGCCCGCTGTCGCACCCGAACCAGTGCTACTACCGGTCGGAGGGCTTCCACCACATTGCCGACCCGGCGGGCGAGCCGCGGCCCGATGAGCGCATCACGCTGTTCCGCTTTGCCCCCGACGTGCGCGCTGTGCTGACGCTGGCGGTACCGCAAGGATCGCTGAGCGTGGAGTGCGGCGCCGTGCAGCTGCAGCTGCTGCGCGACGCGCTGAACGATGTGCTGCACGACATTGCGCAGGTGCAGGCCGACGCCGAGCGGCGCGCGTCCTTCGAGCGCATCCAGGACGAGCTGCGCGAGGCCGGCGAGGGTGGGCCTGGCGTGTACTACGCGCACCCGGACGTGCACTACGTGTCGGCCGACCAGGTGCAGGCCAAGGTGGCCGAGCTGGAAGCGGCGGGCGCGCCGCGCTACATCGTGCTGGCCGAACCAGCCCGCGAAGGAGCCGCGGCATGAGGTTCCGGATCACCCACATCGACCACCACGGCCGCCGCCACCAGGTGGACCTGGACGCCGCGGCGCGCAGCGTGGCCGAGCAGCTGGTGCTGCTGATGTACGGGCCGGCGCGCTATCTGTCGGCCATCTGTCTGCGGAGGCGGTCGTGAGCCCGTGCGCGAGCCAGCTGGCCATCCGCCGCTGCATCGCCGGTTGCATGCGCGCCCGCGACCGCAGGGGCATCTGGCAGAACGAACGCGCCCTGCAGCAACGCCTGCTGGCCCAGGGCTGCACGCCAACCATCGCCCGGCTGACCGCGCAGGCCGCGGCAGGCGTGGCCGAGACCATCAGGAGGACCGCGCCATGAGCCAGTGCGTGATCGAGATCGAGGCGGACCGCATCGAGGCCGGCGAGCTGGTGCGTACCAGCCCCGGCGGGCCGGTGCACCAGACGGTGCGGCTGTTCGACAACGGCCGCTGCGTGTGCCGCCTGCAGGTGGTGTACCTGGCCGGCCCCGACCAGGCCGGCAGCGTGCGCTTCGTCAATGGCCGCGAAGCCGGGGAGCGCGACTGATGGACCGCCAGACCACCGAGCTGCTGGGCCTGCTGGCTGGCTGGATGCTGCTGGGGCAGGAGGTGCTGGACCGCCTGGGCCGCGGGCCGAGGACGTGCAGGTGCAGTTCCCGACCGTGGACGGCAAGGCGCCCATCACCGTGGCCGAGTGGCTATGCGCCAGCCAGGCACTGATCCAGCAGCACATCGGCCGGCAGGTGCACTGATGCCGACGCTGAAGCACACCCTGCTGCACCGGCTGGCGGCTTCCGCCAGCTGGGTGGACGCGGCCGAGCTGCGCCGCGACCTGGGCCACACCGAGGCCGTGGTGGACGACACGCTGGCGGACCTGGTGATGGCCGGCGACGTGCTGTTCAACGCCCGCACGCTGCAGTACCGCCTGGCGGTGGGCCCGGCGGCGCGCAAGGCCGTGCAGCGGCTGGTGCGGGACGACAGCCTGCAGAAGGCCTTGGTGGCGGCGCCGGCGCGCGATGGCGGCTACCTGGTGGGGCTGGCCCGGCGCTTCGGCGGCCAGGTGGTGTGCGCCGAGGTGGCGATGGAGCCGCCCGGGCTGGACGGCCTGAACGCGCTGCAGGCGCTTGTGGCGCGGTGGATGGATGGGCCTGCGCCCAGCACGAAGCCATGAGCCCCCCCGCCAGCCACCGCTGCGCCGCCACCGGCTGCCAGCACCAGATCCCGCGCGGCCTGCTGATGTGCAACGACCACTGGCGGCGCGTGCCCACCAAGCTGCGCCGCGCGGTGTGGGTGGCCTGGCGGCGCATTGGCCGTGACAACGCCGGCCATCAGGCCTACCACGACGCGGTGCGCGACGCGGTGAACGCGCTGCACGACAAGCAGCTGCAACGCAAGGCCAGCGCGGACGCACGCACACCGCCGCTGTTCTGACGATTCGCCCATGACTCATGACACCCAACCAACCGAGCCTTGCCGATGAACTCAATGCCCGCATCGACTGCGAGGACCTGGCCTACAAGCTCAACCTGGAGCGCCCGGGCGGCGAGCGCGGCAATTTCCGCAGCCCGCACCACGCCGACAAGGCGCCCAGCCTCAGCGTCTACACCCGGCCCGACGGCCGCAGCATGTTCAAGGATTTCAGCCAGGACATCGGCGGCGGCCCGGTGGACCTGTACATGCATGTGCGCGGCTGCGACTTCCCCACGGCCTGCCGCGAGCTGGGCGAGATGTACCGCATCAGCGTGGCACCGCCGGCCGCTGCCGCAGCGCCTGCCGCGCCGCGCGAGCGCAGCCGCGCCGAGTGGATTGCCGACAGCTGCCTGGCCGCCGGCCGCGAAGGGCAGGGCAGGGAGAAGCTGATGCAGTACCTGCAGGGCCGCGGCATCGGCGAACGGGCCATCCAGCATGCGCTGGACCGCCACACGCTGGGCTTCAACACCTGGCACAGCCCGAACATCCCGCGCGGCGAGGTGAACCACGGCGGCGAGGCGGCGGCCTTCATCGTGCGCGCACACGACACGGGCCAGGTGGTGGCGGTGGACATGCGCTACCTCGAGCCCGAGGCCAATGGCGGCGTGAAGACGCAGAGCCAGGGCGAAAAGGAAGGCCGGCCCTGGTGCAGCGACTGGCGCCGCTTTGCCAGCGCGCGCCGTGTGTACGTGGTGGAAAGCGCGATCAACGCGCTGAGCGTGGAAACCTGCGCGCTGCCCGGTACCGCGGTGGTGGCCATGCGCGGCACGGCCACGGTGCGCAGCATGGACTGGCACCTGTTCATCGGCAAGCAGGTGGTGCTGGCCTTCGACAACGACAAGCCGCTGGAGCACGGGCCGAAGGCCGGCTACAGGCCGGGCCTGCAGGCGGCCTGGGCAGCGCACGAGGCTCTGATGGCGCTGGACGTGCCGGCGCTGCTGCTGGACTACGAGGACTGGCTGGACGACGACGACGAGCCGATCAACGACATCAACGACTTCCTGCAGCTGCACGGCGCTGACCGCCTGGCCATCGCGCTGCGCAAGACGGAGCCCTGGCTGATACCCGGGCTGCCGGGCAAGGAGCAGCCGGGCAAGACGCGCATCTGGCTGCCCTTCCACGACGCGCAGACCTACTGGCGCTACCGGGTGCGCGACGACTTCACCAGCTGGGTGGCCAAGTACGAGACCGACGAGGACACCGGCCGCGACAAGCTGCAGCTGGAGAACGTGTGCGGCTTCCGCGTGGCGGGCATCAGCCGCGTGACGATTGCCAGCCCGACCAGCACGATGACGGGCGACAAGGACACGTCGCCCACCACCGTGTTTGCCGTGAGCGCGCAGGTGCCGCGCTACGGCCACAAGCTGCTGCGCCGGGTGGTGCAGGACGAGCAGCTGCACAACGTGGAGGTCTGGAAGAAGCTGGGGCCGATCTTCAGCGCGCCGGGCTTCCTGCGCATGCTGAACATCCTGGAGCGCAGCGCGGACATCGGTGCGCGCGATGCGGTGAACTTCGTGGGGCTGGCCTGGCGCAACGGCAAGCCGGCGGTGAACGAAGGGCCGGACTGCTACTTCAGCGACGCGCGGCAGCAGTGCCCGTACAGCAACCTGGTGTTCCCCAGCGGACCAGTGGACGACGCGCGGCACGTGGTGCAGGCCTACCAGGCCACCTTCAAGGACAACGCGGCGCTGCTGATGCTGGTGTGGGCGCTGGGCGCGCACCTGAAGGCCTATCTGGGCTTCTGGCCGCACTTCATCCTGCAGGCTGAGAAGGGTGTGGGCAAGAGCACACTGGTGAAGCGGCTGGAACGCAGCATCGGCATGACGATGTTCAGCGGCCAGAGCCTGCAGACCGAGTTCCGCCTGCTGACCAGCGTGAGCTACACCAGCCAGCCGGTCGGGTGGGAGGAGATCTCCGCCCGCAAGCAGGAGCTGATCAACAAGGCGGTGACCAACCTGCAGGAGTGCTACCAGTACGCGCACACCCGGCGCGGGGCCGACCTGACTGACTTTCTGCTGTGCGCGCCGGTGCTGCTGGCCGGCGAGGACGTGCCGGTGAAGAGCCTGACCGGCAAGACGGTGCGCAACCGGCTTACCACGGCCGGCCGTGGCCAGCTGATCCCCGAGGACCTGCCGGTGTTCCCGCTGCGGCAGTGGCTGCAGTACCTGGCCGACGTGCCCAAGGCGCGGGTGACGGAGCTGCACCGCGAATGCGTGCAGGAGCTGGAGCGCGCCTGCCGGGCCGAGCGCAAGGACGCCGGCGCCGAACGCATGCTGGCCAACTACGGCGCGCTGCGGGCGGCCTGGCTGCTGCTGTGCGACTTTGCCGGGCTGGACGCGGCGCAGGGTGATTTCCAGCGCACGCTGACCACCGAGATGAACCTGCACATCAAGGAAAGCGTCAGCGACCGGCAGCCGTGGGTGTGGATCGTGGAGACGCTGCTGAGCGAGATTGCGCGCGGCACCTACCGCTACCCCTTCGCCTTCGACAAGACGGACGAGGACGAGCCGTTCCTGGCGGTGCGCACCAGCCACGTGATGGACCACCTGGCGCGCGAGAACACGCTGCGCGAGTTCTGGGACCAGCTGCCGGTGAAGAGCGACCGGGTGTTCAAGCGCGCGCTGGTGGCCGCCGAGGTGCTGGCGCTGGAGGACGTGGAACGCACCTGCCACGGCAAGCGCGTGGCCCACATGGTGGCCCTGAGCCTGCCTGCGCTGGAGCGCTTTGGCCTGTATGCCGTAGAGCCTGTGAAGGCCGGAAAGGACGACTGATGGAAGCCGAGACCGACGATGACCACGACACCCCGGGCCGCCGGCCGCGGCGATCGTCCTGCGAGTTAGGCTGCGAGCTGCTGAAGCTGCTGCGCGGCCAGTGGCTGACGCGTACGCAGATCGCCAAGGAGATGGATTCCACTCCCTTGGGGCTGAACCCCTGGCTGAAGGCGATGCTGGAGCACGGCCTGCTGGTGGAGCGGCTGGCGCCGTGGCCCGGCCGGCCAGGCCTGAGTGTGACCGAGTACACCGTGGCGCCGGTGTGGCTGGGGGCAGGGCGGTGAGTGCCGCGCCGCACACACCGGCGGTGCAGCCGGTGCCGAGCCGCCGCAAGCCCAACCCCACGATGGCCGCACGCGGGCTGCGCAGCGCGGCCGAGCTGGCGCGCGACAAGCCCTGCGGCACGCGGGTGCGCTACTACGCCGGTTGCCGCTGCGATGCTTGCCGCGCGGCGAACACGGCCTACGAGCGCCAGCGCGCCGAGGCGCGGCGCCGCGGCGAGAGCGGCAAGATCATCAGCGCCGAGCGCGCGCGAGCGCACCTGGCCTGGCTGTCACGGCAGGGCGTGGGGCGCAAGCAGGCGGCCGATGCGGCCAAGGTGGCGGCATCGATCGTCAGCAAGATCGTGGACGGCGAGCGGCAGAGGATCCGTGCGCACACCGAGGCGCGCATCCTGGCGGTGACGCCGGCGGCGGCGGCCGATGGCGCGCGCATCGACGCCCGGCCGACCTGGCGACTGCTGAACGAACTGCTGGGCTGGGGCTACACGCGCACGCGGCTGGCCAGCGAGATCCTTGGCCGGCCGACGCGGGCGCTGCAGATCAGCCGCCGGCAGGTGACGGTGCGCCAGGCCGAGCGGGTGCGCCGGGTGCATGCGCGGCTGCGCTGCGTGCCGGCCGGGCCGGTGCTGCGGCTGCTGGCCGAGCTGTCGGAAGAGGGCTACCACCGCAGCCGCGTGCAGCGTGCGCTGGCCGATGCGGCGCGCCGGGCGGGCCTGCCGCCGCCCGAGCTGCCGCCGCGCGGCCAGCACGTGCTGCACAGCACGGCCGAGCTGGTGCGCGGGGTGCACCTCGCCCTGATGGGCGTGGAGCAGGAGGAGAGCTGCCATGAGCCAGAGTGACCGACAGCGGGCCGGGGCCGCCGGCATGACGACGGCCCCCGACCGCCTGGGCGAGCGACTGACATCGGCCCTGGCCAGCCTGCAGCGGCTGGTGGCGGTGATGGAGTTATGCCCACTGGAGGACGACGACGGCCCGCATTGGGGGGAATGGCAAAACGCGCTGGACGAGGCGCGCATGGTGTTGAGGAGTGAGACTTGAACGAACGTACCACGCCGGCGCCGACCGGCACCGAAGCCCGCGTGTGCCAGGACATCGCGGCCCGCCAGGCGCTGGGCGTGCGCAAGTACGGCACCACGGTGCAGGACAACCCGCTCACCCTGCGCGACTGGCTGCAGCACGCCTACGAAGAAACGCTCGACCAGGCCGTGTACCTGCGCCGCGCCATCGAGCAGATCGACCGCGAGTTGGGGGCCGGATAGGCGCCCATCACCCATCACCCACCCGCGCCCAAGGCGCACTGACCCAGGAGCACACACCGTGTCCGACGTTCTTTCTCCCTTGTCGCTGGCGACGTTGCCCGCGCTGAAACAGCCCCTCGAAGCCGGCATGTTCGCCGGCGTCATCACCCTGCCCGACGGCAAGCACTACGCCGTGGTGCTGCTGGCCGACAAGCCCGCTAAGCGCCTGGCCTGGAAGGACGCCATGAGCTGGGCCGAAAGCGTGGGCGGTCACCTGCCCACCCGACCCATCGCCGCCATGTTGTTCGCCAACGCGAAGGACCAGTTCGAGGAGGCCTGGCACTGGACGTCCGAGAGCTTTGATGGCTCGTACGCCTGGAGCCAGAACTTCCACTACGGCAGCCAGGGCTTCACCCACAAGAGCTACGAGGGTCGAGCCCGAGCCGTCCGCTTGATTCAGCTCGACGCTTGATCCTTTGATCCTTCAACAGGAGCACCCCGTGCACATCGACATCGACACCATCAACATCAACGTCCAGTCGCCGGTGGCCAGGACCTTTATTGAGGCCCTGCTGCACGACATGGCAGCGCCGGGCAAGCCGGTGACGCCGCCGCCGCAACTCACGCCGCCCGCCATCGGCGCCATGTGGCCCGAACAAGGCGGCATCTATGTTGGCCTGGCGCGCGGCGAGAACGGCGCACCCGACGCCCACTTGGTGCTGGCCACCGTCCCGGCGGCAGAGGGCGTGACCTGGCAGACCGCCATGGACTGGGCCGCCGGCCTGGACCACGACGGCCACAGCGACTGGACCCTGCCCACACGCTGGGAGAGCGCGCTGCTCTACGCCAACGTGCGCGACAAGATCGACACCGATGGCTGGTATTGGACGCGCACTGCGTACGAGAAGGATGGCTCGTACGCCTGGAGCCAGAACTTCCTCGACGGCAGCCAGCTCAGCTCCCGCAAGAGCTACGAGGGTCGAGCCCGAGCCGTCCGCAGATTGACCGCTTGATCCTTTGATCCTTGAGCCATGGCCCTGCACACCGATCTGCCCATCTACCGCACCGGCGTCCAGCTGCTTGCCCTTGCCATCAAGGTGCAGCAGCAGATGCCGCGCGGCGTGAAGCGCTCGCTGGGTGACAAGATCAGCCAGCACATCACCGAGATGCTTGACCTGATGGCGCTGGCCAACGCCACCCAGCGGGCCGAGCGGGCAGCGCACATCCAGGCGCTGATGAGGCACTTGCGCGCTACCACCGTGCTGCTGCGCGTCAGCCACGACAGCCGCTTCGTGTCGCACCAGCTGTGGGCCGACTCGGTGCAGTTGCTCGACAGCATCGGCAAGCAGGGCGGGGGCTGGCTCAAGAGCGCAGCGAACAGGGCGCCTGCAGCATGACGGTCAAGGCCTTCATGCCCGTGCGCAACATGAATCTGGTCGTGCCGCTGGCCCACGAGGCCACCGCCATGCGCACCACGGACACCGCCGCCGGCGTGCGGGCCTGGTCCGGCGCAGCCGCCCCGCTGATCGGCGCAAGCCTTCGGCCCGGCGACGTTGATAGCACGACAGTGGCTCGTACGCCTGGAACCAGAACTTCAACAACGGCAACCAGAACAACAACCACAAGAGCTACGAGGGTCGAGCCCGAGCCGTCCGCAGATCCTGACCTGTTCCACCAGCTGGTGCTGGCCTACCTGGATTGCCGCCGCACCAAGCGCACCAGCGACAGCGCCCAGGCCTTCGAGGCGCGCCTCGAGGCCAACCTGTGCGAGCTGCACGACCGCCTGGTCGACGGCAGCTACCGCCCAGGCCGCAGCATCTGCTTCGTCGTCGACCAGCCGAAGGTGCGCGAGGTGTGGGCCGCATCGTTCGGCGACCGCGTGGTGCACCACCTGCTCTACAACCGCATCGCGCCGCGGTTCCTGGCCCGGTTCACGGCCGACAGCTGCGCCTGCATCCCAGGGCACGGCACGCTGTACGCCGCGCGCCGGCTTGAGCACCAGGTGCGCAGCGCCACCGCCAACTGGCAGCGGCCCGCCCACTACCTGAAGGTGGACCTGGCCAACTTCTTCGTTTCCATCAACAAGCACGTGCTGCGCGCCCAGCTGGCCCGCCACGTGACCGAGCCATGGTGGCTGCGCCTGGTGGACACCGTGCTGATGCACGACCCGCGCGGCGACGTGGATCTGCGCGGCCGGCCCGAGCTGCTGCGGCGCGTGCCGCCACACAAGAGCCTGTTCAACGCTCCAGATCACAAGGGCCTGCCCATCGGCAACCTGTCGTCGCAGTTCTTCGCCAACGTGCTGCTGAACGATCTGGACCAGCGCGCCAAGCACCGGCTGCGCGCGCCGCACTACGTGCGTTACGTCGACGACTGCGTGCTGGTGCACGAATCGCCGGCCTGGCTGAACGCCGTGCTGGCCGACATCAGCGCCTGGCTGCCCGCCGAGCTGGACCTGCAGCTGAACCCGCGCAAGACCATCCTGCAGCCAGTGGACCGCGGCATCGACTTCGTCGGCCAGGTGCTCAAGCCGTGGCGGCGCACCACACGCAGCGGCACCCTGGCCAGGGCGCTGGAGCGCGTGCGCCACATGCCGGCCGACGACGTGCACCAGGCCGCCAACAGCTACTTCGGCCTGCTGCGGCAGGCCACCCACAGCCACGCCGAGCGCGCCGCGCTGGCCAACGTCGTGCGGCGGCGCGGGCACTGCGTGAACGGTTCGCTGACGAAGGCTTATTTGAAAGGACCAGCATGGTGACTAAGCACACGCGCCCGCGCGACATCCTGGCCGGCAACCTGAAGCTGCTGATGCAGCGCCACCCCGAGCTGAACACGCTGGCCAAGCTGAAGGCGCGCTGCGGCGTCAGCAACGGGACGCTGGACCGCATCCGCAGGGCCACGGTGGCCACCCGCGTCGACGAGCTGGAGCCGCTGGCTGCAGCGTTTGGGCTGCAGGCGTGGGAGCTGCTGGTGCCGATGCGGGGCAAGGCATGAAGCTGCAGCCCACGCTGAAGGCAAGCTGTGACGCCGCGCCCCGGCCGGCGCTTCGCTACCACGGTGGCAAGTACCGGCTGGCCCCGTGGATCATGCGCTTCCTGCCACCGCACGGCTGCTATGTCGAGCCCTTCGGCGGCGCTGCCGGCGTGCTGATCCAGAAGCCCCGCGCCTACGCCGAGGTGTACAACGATCTCGACGGCGACATCGTCAATTTCTTTCGCGTGCTGCGGGATCCAGTGACACGCGAGCGCCTTCGCCAGGCCTGCGCGCTCACGCCGTACGCACGCGCCGAGTTCGAGCTGGCATGGGAGCCGACTGAAGATCCGGTCGAGCGCGCGCGCCGCACGGCGGTGCGCGCCGCGATGGGGTTCGGCTCTGCTGGCGCGACCAAGGGCAGCACCGGGTTTCGCACCGACACCCGGCGGAAGCACGGCACGGCTCAGGACAACTGGGCGAGCTACCCGCCGAACTTGGCCGCAGTGGGAAGCCGATTCGAGCGCGTTCTGATCGAGAACCGCCCGGCGATCGACGTGATGCTGCAACATGACTCGCCGTCGACGCTGCATTTCGTCGACCCGCCGTACATGCACGAAACGCGGGTGATGCGTCGGCGCGGCGGCTATCGACACGAGCTCGACGACGAATCGCACGTAGAGCTGCTTGACGTGTTGCAAGGCCTGCAGGGCATGGTCGTGCTGTGCGGCTATGACTCGCCGCTGTATGCCGAGCGGCTTCGCGCCTGGCGGCGGGAGTCGACGAAGGCCCGGATCAGCAGCTTCCGCGGCACCGCGATGCGCGATGAGGTGCTGTGGATGAATCAGCCCTGCCAGCTTGCGCACGAGCGCATGCATTTGGCGCTGTTCGACGCGCCGGAGTCGGCGCTGAACCAACCGGATGCGCAGGCCGCATGAAGCCCAAAGTAGGCGATGAGCTAGCCGCACGCGGTGCGGTCTGATCGACGGCCCTGTTGGCTGGAAAGGATGACGATGACGATGGAGAACCCGCCCGGCGACTGGGCAGCGCCAGACTGGGAAGACGCCCCGCACGTGAACGACTGGAAGGGCTACATCAGCAAAGAAGTGCAGGAGATGTGGACCACCTTCACGGCCGAACAGAAGCAAGCGCTGGCCCGGCAAGCCGACTACGTTGCCATCCGCCAACCTTGGTACTGATCAACGGATTTGAGCCGCGCCGATTGGGCAGACAAAGGAAGACCGATGTTCAAGACCGTTTCCCTGCCCGCTGAAACGTGGGCCAAGATCGTGCGCCGCCTGACCGCCGAGGTAGGCGCTGACGACGCCTCGCGCCAGTGGGCGGGCGCAATCACCGAGCAGACCAGCGGCGCCGTGAAGGTGCGCGCTACCGGTGGCCGTGTGCAGTTCAAAGCCGGCAAGGGTGGCGACCTGCGCGGCATGCGTGGCCTGAAGTGAATTGCGGGGCCCGCCGCTCCACTCGAAACGACAGTTCGGCTTCATCTTGGAGAAACGCATGGATGACTTAGACCCCAAAGGCAACCCGGCGCGAGTTCTGTCGGCGATATGCGAAGCCCGTGGCGAACCGCTGGACGATGACGTGGTGGAGACCCTGGCCGCGTACTGCGACGAGGCGGTTCCCGTTCCTGACTCGGCCTCTGGTGCCGAAAACCAGCAGGCGGCGGACGTCGCATTTGAGGCAGTAGGAGACGCGATGGCAATTGCAGCGAGCGCCATCCAGCGCTACGAGCGGCTGCAGCGCCATGCCGCTCGGAGGGGGGTGCCAGAACTTGCGCGCAAGTACGGCGCGCTTGTATCCCTCGCCCGCAAGATCATGGGTGTCTTGGAACTGGCTGACCAAGCGCTTGATAGCTTGGCCTCGCTTGAGGCGAAGAAGCGTAGGAATGGTGATGTGTCGTTCTAAGAGGCCGAACGCCGCCATGAACGACGGTACTCCGTCCGTTCGAGGAAGTGTTGGGCGGCCAGTTTCGGAGCGCGACACGGACTGCGAAGACCAAGGCGTCAGCAGCATTGCTGATGGGTGCAACAAGTGGCCGTGCAATCGCACGCCGCTGGTGAAGTGGAGCCTGGGCTGGCGCTGCCCGAAGTGCGGAGGGTGCTACTGATGCGCTGGCTGCGCACCACTGCGGGCGTGATTGGCTGGGCATGCTTGCTGGCATGGCTGGGCGGGACGCTCGGTGCGTGGGACTTCCACGTATGCCTGAAGGCCCCGGCCGGCGCATGCAGCAAGCCGCCCAACGCCGCCATGAACGGCGGTACTCCGTCCGTTCGATGAAGTGTTGGGCAGCCAGTTCCTAATCGCGAGGGGCGACGAAGGTGAGCAAGAACGGAAACATGCCAGCAGCTTTCGACCGCGGCGTGCTACTGGCAACGATGTTGCATCAGGGCAAGAGGATCACCACGGCTCTGATCCGCGAGCGCTTCGGCACGTCGCAAGCGACGGCCAAGCGCGATCTGCTGGCGCTGGAGGTGCTGACGCACGCTGATGCCGATGTCGACACCTCCACGCGCCAGGTGACGCTGCGCGCGCGGCCCGAGGCCGCGCCTTCGGCCCGCGTCGACTGCGGGGAGTGCCCGCGCATCAGGACCGGCTGCCAGGCCGGGCACTGCCTCCGGGCTGCTGGCGCTGCGGGGGGCGAGTGATGGGCGCCGAGGCTGCCCGACCTGGATGCGCCTACCAAGCCTTTAGAAAGGCTCAGCGGCAGAAGGCCCTGGGCCGGCTGTAGCCCGCCCGCACCCCACATCGGGGATTGTCGCCGTCCCTCCCGCCTGCCTAAAACGTCGCCCAGGCGACAACGACACGTTGGGACGACGATGAGCACGATGGCTGAGCGCGCCCGCGCGCTGGAAGAGGTGGACGCATGCCTGTACCACGCGCACCACGGCCTGGAGGCGCTGCTGGTGCTGCTGGCCGGCCACCCGGGGCCACTGCCGCTGGACGCGCGGGGCCTGCACGCGCTGCTGGCGCCGCTGGCCGACGACGTGGCGCAGGCCGCGCAGGCGGTGCAGCTGCTGCAGCCCCGGGCGGCTGACGCGGCAGCGGCGCAAACCGGGCCGCCGCGCCCCCCTGCGCCTGTCAGTGCGTTGGCCCTAGCCTGCGGCCACGATGCGCAGGGATTGGGCCGATGAGCTGGAGCAGGTGACGTTCCGCTGCCAGGTGTGCCGCCACACCTGGACGGCCAGGCCCGACCTGGTGGAGCCCGACGCGGATGCGCCGCACCACCCGTTCCGCTACTTCGGCAACTGCCCGGCCTGCGAAGCCCTGCACCAGCCGCAGGCGCCGTGGGAGCGCGCGCTGCTCAAGGCGCACCAGCTGGCCACCGGGCCGCGCACGGCCGAGGGCAAGGCGGCCACCGCGGCCAACCTGGCCGGCCACCCGACGCCCGAGGAGGCGCTGCGCACGCGCTTCAACGCGATGAAGCACGGGCTGACGGCGCGCACGGCCACGTACTTCCCGGCCAAGCCGGACGGGTACACGATGTGCGCGCGCTGCGACGTGGACCGCTACTGGTGCAGCCAGCAGCCGGCCTGCGTGAAGCAGACGGAGCTGTTCATGCTGCACCACGCGGCCTTCGAGCAGCGCGACCCGAAGGTGCTGGGCCGGGTGCATGCCGATCTGCACGCGGCGCTGGTGGCCAGCCTGCAGCTGTGCATCCAGACGGTGCTGGGCGACGGGGTGGTGATCAAGACGCCGAAGGTGCAGCTGGACAAGGACGGCGACCCGGTGGCGGTGACGTGGGTGGACGACGCGGGCCAGGTGCACCAGATCTACGAGTATCAGGCGAACCCGGCGTTCAAGCCGATTGCGGACCTGGTGACGCGCCTGGGCCTGAGCCTGGCCGACCTGGGCATGACGGTGAAGACGGCCGAGGACGAGGACGCCGAGCTGCGCGGCCGGCTGGCCCCGGGCGTGCAGGCGGCCGAGGCGATGGAGGCCTTCAGCCAACGCATGGCGGCAGCGCTGGAGAAGCTGCCCGGCACGCTGCGCGATGCGCGCGCCGAGGCCGAGCGCGACCCGGTGCTGTTGGCGCACCAGGCGCAGAACGGGGGCGCGGCATGAGGGTGAGCGCCGCCGAGCGCCAGCGCAGCAGCCTGGTGGCGGAGGACGAGATCCTGCGCTTTGCCGCGGTGGACGCGGGCACGGGCCTGCGGCCGCACGCGCTGTGGCACAAGCACGTGCACAACGTGGAGCTGGACCCGCTGCAGGTGCTGAAGATGCTGGAGATGGACCGGCACCGCAACACGGTGGATTTCAGCAGCCGGCGCACGGGCAAGACGGCGGTGAAGGAGCTGTACAACCTGGAGCGGCTGGCCACCGAGCCGTACCAGGAGTGCGGCATCGTGGCGCCGCGCATGCAGCAGAGCCAGAACAACCTGGACTACATGGTGGAGGCGATCCGCCGCAGCCCGATGCTGAGCGCCTACGTGGCCTACAAGCAGGGCCGGCCGCAGCTGAAGGACACGGGCTTCGAGCTGGCGAACCACAGCAAGGGCGGGGCCTACGGGATCATGAGCCAGATCGACGGCGATTCGATCACGATCGCGTCGCTCGAGGAGACCGACGACATGCCGCAGGAACGGCTGCTGAGCCGGTTTCTGCCGATGCTGGGCGCGGCGCGTCGGCTGGGCGTGGACGCCGGCGCGGCGAAGTTCGTGCCGGAGATCCGCATCTGCGGCGTGTTCAAGGGCGCGGGGGTGCTGCAGAAGCTGATCGACACCGGCGAGTACCACACGCTGCCGACCGTCGACGTGCACCTGGGCCTGAAGCTGGGGGTGCTGGACGCGGCCTGGGCCGAGAGCATGCGCAAGCAGCTGCCGGCGGACGAGTACATCCGGCAGTTCCTGTGCCGCAACATCCAGGCGCGCAACTGGATCTGGGAGCAGCACATCCGCGGCGCGCTGGCGGTGGGGCTGGAGTCCGGGCTGGAGCGTGCAGGCCCGCTGCCGGGCGCACGCTACAAGCGGCGCGGGTTGATCAGCTTTGGCTACGACCACACGGGCCACGGCGAGCGGCCGGAGGCGAGCAAGAGCGCGCTGGTGGTGTGCGAGACGCTGGGCAACTGGCTGACGCTGCCGTTCGTGAAGCTGTGGCCGGCGGGCACCAGCGACGAGACGCTGCGCCGCGACCTGGTGGCGCTGTGGGACTATTTCCGGCCGGACTATGCGATCGGCGATGCCTATGGCGTGGGCATGCTGACGGCGGTGAACGACGACCTGTTCCGCCAGGGGCTGACGCACATCAACCGCGAGACGGTGGGCGACGGGCAGAGCACGGCCAGCGCCTGGGCCGGCTGGGCCTTTGCGCCGATGCGCTTCGAGGGCATGACGAAGCACGTGATGGCCAGCGCGGTGCGCGAGGCGTTCCACCACGGCCGAGCGGCCATCCCCTACGTGGACACGGGCTGGGACGGCGAGGCGCCCGAATGGCTGGCGCTGGTGCGGCAGCTGGGCAACATGAAGGCGGTGCCGACGAAGGCCAGCTACAGCAGCTTCCAGATGGCGGACCAGAAGGTCGGCGACGACCTGTTCGACGCGATGTGCGCCGGCGTGTACGCGCTGCTGACCCGCGGCCTGGAGGACGCGCCGGCGGTGGTGCAGAGCCGCAAGGTGGGGCGGGAGCAGCTGCTGGGGCAGGGGCTGGCGCTGGCGCATTGATGGAGCAGTCGATGAGCAAGGCAGGGATCGCCATAGACGACTGGAAGCTGCGCATCGATTTATGGCCGCGGCCGCGGCATCCGCCGCTGGGCAGCTGAGACGAGGAGATCGAGATGGCCTACCTGAAGACCCTGGCCGCCGCCGGCGCCGACCTGATGCGCGCGGCGCTGGCGCCGCTGTACGGCCGACCGCAGGGCGAGCGCGGGGCCCGCGTGCCGGCCGACACGGCACTGCGCCGGATGTACCGGCAGTTCGCCATCAGCACGGAGGTGCGCGAGAAGATCCTGCTGATCCGCGACATGGAGGCGCGCGACGGCCGGGTGAAGAGCATCCACGGGCGGATCTGCCGCGACACGATCCGCGGCGGTCTGGTGATGCAGTTCCACGAGTCGGGCAGCGAGACCTTGCGCCGCGAGTGGCTGGCCTTCGAGCAGCGCCTGCAGCTGAACCGGGTGCAGAAGCTGCGCAGCGACGCGCGCGGTCTGGTGTGCGAAGGCAACCTGCCGCTGCAGCTGGTGCTGGACGACCGGCAGCGGGTGGCCGCGGCGGTGCGCATGCCGGCGGAGACGATGGTGCCCATCGTCGACATGAGCGGGCGCTTCAAGGACCCGGCGGCGGCTTACGAGCAGCGCGACACGCTGACGGGCCAGGTGCTGGCCACGTTTGCGGCCTGGCAGCTGCAGATGGCGCGCTTCGACCCGCTGAGCTACGACGACATGGGCGAGATGGGCCGCCCGTTCCTGGACGCCTGCGTGGAGACCTGGCGCAAGCTGGTGATGACGGAGGAGGACATGGTGATCCGCCGCCGGCAGCGCGCGCCGCTGCGGCTGAGCCATGTGCTGGAGGGGGCGACTCCAGAGGACCTGGAGGCCTACCGCAAGACGGTGGAGGGCGAGAAGGGCGAGATCTCGACGGACTTCTACAGCAACCGCAAGGGCGCGGTGACGGCCATCCAGGGCGACGAGAACCTGGGCGAGGTGGCCGACGTGGTGCACCTGCTGGACACGTTTTTCGCGGGCACGCCGGCGCCGAAGGGGCTGTTCGGCTACACGGACGGCCTGGCGCGCGATGTGCTCGAGGACCTGAAGCGCGACTACTACGACGAGATCGACCACCTGCAGGACAGCCTGGCGTGGGAGTACGAGTGGTGCTTCCGCATCCACCTGCTGCTGCAGGGCATCGTGGCCGGGCCGGAGGAGTTCACGCTGCGCTATGCCGAGCGCCGCACGGAGACGCCGAACCAGGTGGCCGACCTGGCGCTGAAGCTGAGCGCGCTGGGCTTCCCGCCGCCCACGGTGTGGGCCGAGATGGGCTATGACCCGGCGCAGATCCTGGCGGCGGTGGAGGCCTGGGGGGCGCGCAACGCCCCCTATCCGGGGGCCCCCGTGGGTGGGCCCCCCGGCCCCCCGACGGTGAAGGTGACGCCGGGCAACGCCCGCAAGGGCGAGAGCGGCACGGCGCTGCCGGTGCCGGGCAGCAACGGCGGCCGCGGCCGCGGCTGAGCCCATGGCCGACCGCACCGCGGCCGCGATCCGCCGCGCCAGCCAGCAGGCGCGCCTGGCGATGACGCAGCTGGCGGACGATGCGGTGGCCGAGCTGACGCGCATTTACGCCGAGGCGGCGGAGCAGCTGCGCCAGTTGATCGGCGCCGCCGGCGGCAGCGCCGCACGGGTGCGGCTGGAGCAGCTGCGGGCGCTGCTGGCCCAGGTGGAGCAGGTGCTGGACGGCCTGGGCCGGGCGGGCACGGCGCTGGTGGACGCGGGGCTGCAGCGCGCGGCCGAGCTGGGCGTGCGGCCGTTGACGGCTGCCGGCCTGGCGGCCACGGGGCGCACGGCGGAGGCGGTGCTGGACGGCGCGCAGGCGCTGCGGGTGGTGGACTCGGCGGTGCGCTTCGTGCAGGAGTTCCGCGACGTCAACGGCCTGGTGCTGAGCGACCGTCTATGGCGCATCGACCGTGGGGCGCGCGAGGCGGTGGGCCGGGTGATCGAGCAGGCGGTGGTACAGGGCTGGAGCGCAGACAAGGCCGCGCAGGCGCTGCTGCTGCGCGGCCTGCCGGTGCCGCCGGCGACGCAGGCGGCGCAGGCGCTGGCGGCCACGGGCAACGTGCAGCGCGCGGCCGAGCTGCTGCGCGACGCGAACGCGGGCCCGCTGGCCAGCAGCGTGCAGGTGATGCGCACGGAGCTGAACCGGGCGCACGGCGAGGCCTACATGGCCGGCGCGGCGCAGGCGCCGGCGGTGGTGGGCTTCCGCTTCCTGCTGAGCCCGCGGCACCCGCGGCCGGACATCTGCGACCTGCTGGCCAGGCAGAACCTGCACGGGCTGGGCCCGGGGGTGTACCCGACGCGCGAGACGACGCCCTGGCCGGCGCACCCGAACACGCTGAGCTTCGTGGTGGCGGTGTTCGGCGACGAGGTGACGGACGCGGACCGCGCCGGCCGCGAGACGACGCTGCAGGCGCTGGCCAGGCTGTCGCCGGAGCTGCGCGCTGGCGTGCTGGGGCCGACGAAGGCCGACTACTTCGACCGCGGCCTGCTGAGCCGCGGCATGGTGCGCGCCAAGGTGAGCGCGGTGCAGGAACGCCTGCGCCGACGCGGCCAGGGCTGAGCCACCCCCACCGAGCCACCAGATCGACGCAGGCGGGCCGATCGCGCCCGCGGCAATGGTGTGGGTGCGTCGCGCCCTTCGGCGCGCTGCAGGGCCGCTATGGGGCCGGACGGCCAACGCCCGCCCCGGCATCCCCTCCCCGCACCCCACCTGAACAGGCGCTGCCGCCCCAGTGCGGGGAAACCCTGAAGGGGCGGGGAGGGGAAACCCGTACGCTCGTCTCCTCGGGGAGGCACACATGCTCCAGAAACCCGTGGATCCGTGGTTACAAACCCCGGAGATCGTTGCGAGAGTAAGGCGGACCGGTGTGTATACACGCAGTGGTATTCCACGGGTAGGGTCATTTATTCCACGGGTCGGCCCTGTTTTTCCACGGGTGGCTTTTGCCGGTGTTTGGCTGCCCATACTCTCTATCTCTCTGATTTGATTGAAAAAAAGAGAGAGAAGAGGGGCCACGGGTTGAGGGCCGGATTCCACGGGTCTTAATCGAGCGTCAGTTTTGTAACCACGGGTTGGAGGCGGCTTCCACGGGTTTTCCGTGGAAGTCGTGGAAGCGCAAGTCGTTGTCGGCAAAGGGTTTTCAGGCGGTTTGGGGTACCCTTCCACGGATCCACGGAAGATTTGCCCCTACCCCCCCTGAGAGGCCCCTGAAATCGGCACCGAAACCCTGAGCGACCAGGCCGCGATCGACGGCTGGATGACGCACCTGGAGGCCGCGAAGGGCCGCCGGCCGCGCACGCTGGAGACGTATCGCCTGGCGCTGGTGCGGCTGCAGGAGTTCCTGGCCGGCACGCCGCTGGTGGCTGCGACGCCGGCCGAGCTGGAGGCCTTTGCCGGGATCTGGCTGCACAAGCGTGGCGTGGTGGCGCGCAGCCGCAAGCCCTATGTGTCGGCGGTGCGCGGCTTCTATGCCTGGCTGCAGCGCCGCGGCCATGTGCGTGGCAACACGGCGGCCGAGCTGCCGCACCCGAAGACGGGCCGGCCGCTGCCGGCGGCGCTGAGCCTGGCCAACGCGGAGCGGCTGATGTGGGGGCCGGATCTGGGCACGTTCGCGGGCCTGCGCGATGCGGCGATGCTGGCGCTGCTGATGGGCTGCGGCATGCGCGTCAGTGGCCTGGTGGCGCTGAACGAGGGTGATCTGCGCACGCTGGAGCTGGGTGGCAAGCCGCGCATGGTGATCCGGCTGACGGAGAAGGGCGAACGCCAGCGCGACCTGCCGCTGCCGCGCGAGGCCGAGATGCTGCTGCGGGTGTACCTGGACCACGAGGAGCTGCAGCGCTTCGACCGCGATGTGGTCGACGGCAAGGGCCGCCCGGATAAGGTGCTGTTCGTGAACACGCGCAACACCCGGGTGCGGCCCGACCAGTACCGCGGCGAGGCGGTGCGCATGGCGCGCTTCAGCGTGTGGCGCCTGGTGCAGCGCTACGGCAAGCGCCTGGGCATCCCTGAGCGCGAGCTGCACCCGCATGCCTTCCGCCACCTGGTGGGCGTGCAGCTGGCCGAGGGCGAGGAGGATCTGCTGGTGCGCCAGGAGCTGCTGGGCCACAGCGACCCGAAGTCGACCTCGATCTACACGTCGATGGCGATGGCACGCAAGGCCCGCGTGCTGGACCGCAGCGGGCCGCTGGCGCAGATGAAGACGCCGGTGTCCGAGCTGCTGAAGCGCCTGTAGGCCCCCTGGAGGTCCAAGCCCATGCCCGTCGGTCCGAGTCGTGCACACAATGCTAGGAGGGGCACCGTGCCAGGCCGCCGCATACCTGGGTGTGCAGCGGTAGTTTCGGGTGCGCTCCGAACTTGTAACAGGATCGGGCTAACTCGGACTCGGCTGCACTGCGCGTTCTGTGCGCAGGCGCAGTGCCGCGGCATGCCGCGCCTGGGGCAGGAGGTGTGCCGTGGCGCATGAAACCCGCAGTGGTGCGGCTGCAGCGCGTGCGCCTGGTGCTGTCCATCCCCCCGGGGTGGGGGGTCGGCAGGCCCCTGGCCACCCCCCTCCGGGGGGAGGTGGGTACCTGGATGAACGCACCGCCGCAGAAGTTGCCGCGCCCGACATCCGCCTGCGAGAACTCGCAGAAATCGGCCTGTCGTCCACCTGGCTGGGCGTCGCACGGCTGCTGGGCTACGACGCCTTCGTGGCCATGTGGCGGCTGCTGTCGTCAGACCCGGCGCTGCGCAACGACGACGACCAGATCGAGCTGCGGCTGCGGCCCTTCCGCAGCTACGAGCGCTACCAGCGCAACCGCTACATCGACACCCTGGTGGCTGCCGGCATGCGGCCCAGCGAGATCCACGCCCTGGTGCACACCGAGCTGGGCGAGAAGCTGAGCTACCGGCACATCAAGCGCCTGGCGGCGTCGAGCCGTGGGCGAGGTTGATCCCGAGAATGCTGCACGATTCCGCTGCGCGTTTCAATGCGGCTGAAACCCGAGTCCACCTTCGGGACTCGGACCCTATGCTTGGTTCGGGGGTAGCAGCTACTGGCGGGGTACGGTATGGGGATCTGCGTTCACTGTGGCCAGAGCGCGGGGCCTTTCAGGAGCGTGCACGCGGAATGCAGGGCACGCGCGGACGAACAAGCGCGACAGGCCGAGGAGGAGTCGCGCCGGGCCATAGTCGCGGAGCGCGAGACCGCGGTAGAACGGCCGCGCCTAGTCGAAGGAGCACCCGAGAAGGCTGCAAATCTCACGGCGAGCGCCAAGCGAGCGACCATCAGGCGGGCGACGATCGCAGGCATGTCAGTGCTGCATAGCTTTGAAGGCTCAAAGGACGCGCCGATTGCATTTCTTCGAGCCTTCGTGCATGCAGGAGGGTTGATCCTGGACCCCAGCGTCTGGCATCTGAATCGGCGTCCGCATCTGCAGCTGATGGCAGCCATCGAGTTAGCACTACGTCAAGGGCTTGATCCGCACAGAGCAGCGAACGAGTTCTTTGCACTTTCGGTCGCCGAGTACGTGCTGAAAATGAAGCGAACGGACGAACTTGAGAGCGGCTTGTCCGTCTATGAGTACTTGGTCGACCTCTTCGTGGCCGAAATCAATCGCGCCAACAGCTGCGCCTACATGATCGGTGCGTCTAAATCGCCTGCCGTCGTGGGGTTTCGGTTCATGCTCAGCCCACGTCACGAGGGCCCGGACATCGAGAATCTGCTGGCCACTCAGAACCTGTATGGGTTGGGCGGTGGGGTGTACCCAACGCCTGAATCAATGCCTAGCCCAGCTCGTGAGAACACGCTTAGCTTCGCTGTGGCGGTGTTTCCGGACGACGTGAGCGACGGTGACCGAGCCGGCAGAGAGACATCGCTGGATGCGCTTGCCAGGATGTCACCTGAGCTGCGAGCCAGCATACTGGGCCCAACGAAGGCGCGATATTTAGACCGCGGACTGCTGCGCTCTTGGATGGTACGAAGTCCTCTGGATCTAGTGCAGCGCCGCCTTGTCCGCCAAGGCTTAATCGACGGCGACAACTTGGAGGTAGACCCGTCGCCAGAAGAATTGGATGACGAGTAGTCATCGCTTGACACTGCGCCTTTCGTGGCCCTACATTCCGTTCGCCGCTGCAAATCAGCGGTCGGGGGTGAGAGCCCGAAGCAGTCGCGGCACCGAGCCGCAGCCATTGCGGCTTTTTCGTGTCTGGACCGATCATGGCGGCCCAGGCGGGGAGCCGAAAGGCTCGCCGGTTCCGCTCCGCGGCTGCCCGGTCTCTCAACCCGTCTGGGCTGCCGCCTTCGTGAGAGTTGGGCGGCAGCAGTGTTGAACTGCAGCCACGGAGGGCCCCACATGGCCGACACCACCACCCACCCCCTGCCGGAAGAGTTCCGCCAGGTTCCCCCGGACTACGAAGTCGTCATGCACGACGACTTCCGCCGCCTGGTCAGCGACACGGCGCTGAGCTTCAACGCCCTGAACCTGGTGCAGCGCCTGTTGCGCGACGTGCCGATCGAATCGCCCGTGGACGATGTGGCCACCGCGGGCGGCCTGCTGGTGCTGCTGGAGGGCATCCAGGCGCGCCTGGGCTTTGCCGTCGACGGCCTGGTGGACACGGCGGCCCGGCTGGGCCTGCCCGATGCGCCGGCAGATCTGCGCGCTGGGCTGCTGCCATGAGCGCGCCCCGCACCCTGCCCGCGCTGCTGGCCCCGCTGATCGCGGCGCGCCAGGGCCAGCTGCAGCAGCTGCAGGCCGAGATCGCCGCCCTGCAGGCCGCCGCCCCGCTGGACGCCAGCCAGCCCACGCCCGACGTGGTGCTGTGCCTGTACCTGGGCCTGGGCAGCGCCAAGGCCGTGGCGCGGCACTGCAACGCGCAGGGCTGGCGGCTGCCCGGCGCCACCGGCAACACCCGCCAGTGGGCGCCCAACGACGTGTACGCCGAGGTGCGCGTGGGCAGGCCCGCCGACGCCAGGCTGAAGGCCATGGCGCTGGCGCAGCTGCAGCCGCCGGCCGGGCGGCCCTTTGCCGCCTGGACCTGAGCCTTGGTGACACACGGCCCGCTTCTCACGCGACACGGCCGCGCCAGCGGCCTACAGTGGGCGCTGCCATGAAGCGGGCCGTCATCTACGCCAGGGTCAGCACCGAGCGCCAGGCCGACGACGGCCTGTCGATCGAAAGCCAGATCGAGGCCTGCCAGCGCAAGGCGGGCGAGCTGGGCGCGGTGGTGGTGCACGTGTTCAAGGACGAGGGCATCAGCGGCACCACGCGGGCCAGGCCGGGCTTCCGCAATGCCATCCAGCGCTGCGAGGCCGGCGACGTGCACTACCTGCTGTGCTGGAGCAGCAGCCGCTTCGCCCGCGACCAGCACGACGCCATCACCTTCAAGCGCGAGCTGGTGGCCAGCGGCACCAAGCTGGTCTATGCGCAGTCCACCATCGACCTGGATTCGATGGAAGGCTGGATGCTCGACAGCTTCCAGCAGGTGGTGGACGAGAGCTACTCGCGCCAGGTGTCGGCCGACACCAAGCGCAGCATGATCAAGGCCGCGCGCGAGGGCTTCTTCATGGGCGGCCGCGTGCCTTTCGGCTACCAGGTGGTGCCCGCCGGCGACGGCAAGCGCCGCCGCCTGGCGCCGCTGGAGCACGAGGCCACGGTGATCAGACAGATCTTCCGGCTGGCGCTGGAGGGCAGGGGGGCGTACTTCATCGCGCTGCAGCTCAACCTGCAGGGGCTGAAGATGCGCGGCAAGAACTGGAGCAAGAACACCGTGCTCCACATGCTGAAGAGCGAGGTCTACGTGGGCAACGTCATCTACAACAAGTTCCACCGCAAGGGCCGTGGCCAGCGTCCGCCCGAAGCCTGGGTGCGCGTGCCTTCGCACGAGCCGCTGGTGAGCCAGGCTGACTTCGACCAGGTGCAGTCCGGGCTGGACGATCGCACGCCGTTCAACGGCCGATCGCCCGGCAACGTGCAGCACATCTTCAGCGGCATGCTGCGCTGCGGCCTGTGCCAGGCTTCGCTGCAGATGACCAACGGCACCGGCCGCGGCGGCAAGCTGTACCACTACTACGCCTGCAGGGGCAGCTGCCAGGGCAAGCCCTGCCGCTTCAAGAACCTGCCGGCCGACAGCTTCGACGAGTGGATGCTGAGCGAGCTGCTGGACAAGGTGCTCAACGTCGACGTGATCCAAGGTGTGCTGGACCGGCTGGACGAAGCCGCCACGCGCTGGGTGAAGGACCGCGCCGCGCGGCGCACGGCCATGGTGCTGGAGCTGCGCAACGCCGAGCACAAGCGCGACAAGCTCTTCGAGCTGATGGAGTCACTGGGCAAGGACACGCCCGATCTGCGTGGCACGCTCGAGCGGGTCAACCAGCTGACCGACCAGGTGCAGCGGCTGGAGCTGGGGCTGGTGCAGCTGGAGGATGAGCCCGATCCGATGGTGGGTACACCGCGCGTCACGGCGCAGGAGGCGGCGGACATCATGCGGCGCACGGTGACGCAGAACAGCGACGTGCGTGCGGTGCGGGCCTTCGTGGCCACGATCCTGGAATGGATCGACGTGGAGGCCGACCAGCTGGTGGTGCACTACAAGCCCGATTGCCTCGTCCAGGTGGACGGGCAACCGGTTCGTAGCAAGCACAAGTGGCTCCCCGACCTGGGCTCGAACCAGGGACCTACGGATTAACAG